AATTAAAAAGGAATGGGAAATGGATCCTAAACAATTAGAACAAATGTTGGCTGATGCAGCTAACAAAGCGGCTGAGCTCACTGCTAAAGCCATCGCCGACTCACAGGCAAAAGCATTGGCCGAAAAAGCCGCTGCTGACAAATCAGAAGCCGAATTAGATGCACGCGTTAAAGCCGCTGTTGCTTCTATCTCTACTGGCGACACAGGTGCTGAGCGCTTGATGGCCGAAGTTGAGAAGCGTTTAGCTGCTGCTGAAGATTCAAGCAAATCAGTTATCGCTGGTTTAGAGGCTTCTTTGAAAGAAAAAGCTGCTGAAATCGAAGCAATCACAAAATCAAAAATGTCTTTCCAAGACAGCAAAGACGTTTTGGCTTACGCTGACAAAGAAAAAGCAATTATGTTGGCTAAGATGGCTGGTAAGTCATTGGACGGCACAAAATTTGGTCGTGAACTAGTACAAAAATACGGTGCTCACCAGCCTTCAGGTACAACTGGTACTTGGGAACTTGAAGTTTCATTAAACATGGAAAATGAAGTTCGTCGTCGCTTAGTTGTTGCTCCTATTTTCCGCAACATTGCTATGCAAACCAATGTGATGACCATGCCAGTGAATCCAGAAGCAGGAACTGCTACTTGGGTTACTAACGCTGAGTTTGGTAACGTTGCTGCTACTCCTGGTACATCAACTATTGGCGCTTCTGCTGGTGCTACACAAACCCACGCTTTCAAAGAAATCACTTTGAATGCTTATAAACTTGCTACAAACGAGTATACCGCATACGAAGAAGAAGAAGATTCTTTGATCGCTTTGATGCCAATGATTCGTGACGGTATGATTCGTCGTGTTGCTCGCGCCGTTGACAAGGCTTTCTTGTTAGGTGCTGGTTCTGGTTCCGACCCTGTCAAAGGTTTGGCAAACTGGGCTACTAACACCACTGCTACTGGTAACACTATTGCCGCCGGCATGAACGTTGCTAAGCTTCGCACATTGCGTCAAGGTTTAGGTGCATGGGGTCTGGATCCATCAGAAGTAATTTATATCATTAATACTGATACTTATTACCAATTGCTGGAAGACACAACCTTCCAAACAATGAACCAAGTTGGTACACAAGCTACACTGTTAACCGGTCAAATCGGTCAAATCGGTGGAAGCCCTGTGTTGGTCTCTGCAGAGTTCGCTTCCCCAGGTACTGGTGTTGCAGGCGCTATTGCATTGCACCCAGGCAACTTTATCGTTGGTAACCAGCGCGGTCTCCGCATTGATACCCAAGAATTGGTTGAAACACAACGTCGCGTTATGGTGGCTAGCCTCCGTACCGGCATGACACGTGTTACTACTAATTTAGGTAACGCTGTTGCAGCACACAAGTACACAGCAACCTGATCTGCTAGTGTAATTGTTAACAAGACCCTTCGGGGTCTTGTTTTATAAAGGTATATTGTGCCTTTATAAAACAAGTGAGGTATTTATGGCAATAGATTTAATAACAAAATCTGAGTACAAATCTTACATGGGGATTACTAGTACAAATTCAGACGCAGAAATAGATTTCTTAATACCTAAAGTCAGTGACTTGGTAAAATCATACTGCCGTCGCACTTTTGTAGATTACTACAGCGATATAAAGGTTGAAGTTTTTGATGGTGGATTTAAAGAGATCTTATTAAAAGAAACTCCCGTTGTAAGTGTATCTTCAGTAGCATATAGTTCAGATTATGGTAAAACGTATACAAGTTTAGTAAAGTTCGAAGACTGGGTTATAAAAGGCGACTCTGTAATTAGTCTGGCTCCTGGTGGATTTCCAGAATTAATTAATGGATATCGTGTAAGTTATTTTGGCGGATTTGATCCAATCCCAGGCGACTTAAAGTTAGCAGTATTAGATTTAGTCGAGTACTATTCAAGAAATAACGGGGCTGTACACAGTAGCCGCGATTTAAACCCTAATACTACACAAATTAATTACGTTGCATCAACTAACTTACCCGCTACAATTAAGCGTGTTTTAGATCAATACGTGGCGGACTTTACATAATGGCAAGAAAGCTTCATTTCTCCAGATTATTAGACATGATATCTGGTAGTGCTTTAGCTGCTGCAAATACTAAGGTTCAGAAAAGTGCATTGTATAAGGACTTTGATGTTGCCAAACTAGAATCAAAAAAGTTACGTGACCTTATTGATGCTAATTTACCTACTTTTTATATTGTAGATATAGATCTAATAGTAAAAGAACTAGCTGCTAATTTAGGCTTTAGTAATTTCTCAGGTAATGATGATTACATAAAGTCTAGGTTTCCTAAAAAAGAAAAACTAATTAAGTTTTTGCACGATACAATTGAAACAGCATTGCTAACTATACCGCAAAAACCTTTTCTGCCTTTTATTGCTAAAGTAGAAAAAGATTTTGATAGTTTAGTAAATACTCTAGCAAAACGTTCAAGTTATATTGGGTATAGAAATGCTACAACAACTTTTCAGTTTAAGCTCAGAACACAAGGAAAAGCCTTAGGTGTTTTTATAGCGTCAGACGCAGCTTCTATTGTAGAAAATTTAGGCAAAAATGCTTATGTTGTAATAGCCCCAACTTTTAATGGTGCTGTAGAAAAAGTAAATACAGCTTTAAATAAAGCTCTGCGAGAAGCATTTTCCAAGAGTTATGATATTGAATTAAAACCGTATAGTGCTTCTTCTAGTACGCAGAATCGTTTTACTATCGGTGATTTTATTAATGCAGGACATACTGCAGCATTTGATGTAAATGATAAGCTAATAGGTATTAATATGCCTTTAGCACAAGAAAGACAGTTTCTGCTGTCAGGTAAAGAAAAGTCCGAAGGATTAGAGTTAGCAATAGCTGACTTATATTTAGACGCTAATTACGAAATAAAGTTTAAACAAAACTTTACAGAAAAAGCAGGAAAAATGCTAGATATGCAATTTTCATTTGTAGTAACAATGCCATCAGCATTTAATACAAATACTTTGCGTACACAAGAGTTAGCAAGAATTAAAGCCTATATTGGCAATACTATTTTACCGACTATTGCAGAACAGGCAAGAAATAAATTCAAAGGCGGATTATTAGACGATACTGGTATAAATACTGGAGCCTCTCCTTCTTTATCTGAGTATATAAATGATTTACTTGTAGAAAATTTAAAAGGTAATAAGTCTCCAAGAGTTGTAAAAACTTCTACGGCTAAAGCCAAAGGTACTGTTAAAACGCATGCCTTACTAAAAACAGATGCTAAAGCTACTGCAAAAACTAAATCTGGTGGCTTAAAAGCAAGTGCTAATAAAGCGGCTACAAGTAATCAAACTAGTTTAAATCTTTTTAGTTTAACAGCTTTAATAAATAGTCAACTTCAAGATGTAATAAGTGCCAACATGGGTGATGGTGGTAGTAGGAATGTTCTTAATTATAGAACTGGTAGATTTGCTAGTACCGTACAAGTAGAACGTTTAACAAGTAGTCGTGATGGTTTTATTACTGCTTTTTATTCATATATGAAAAATCCATATGCAACATTTAGCGCTGGCGGACGTCAGTCCATACCGGCAACCAGAGACCCCAAATTATTAATCTCTAAATCAATTAGAGAAATTGCACAACAAGTAGTATCTAATAATTTAAGGGCAGTATCACTATGACAAAAAGAATTAGTATTGTAACAGCCTTAGCTGAAAAATTTAAAATAATAGATGGAAATGCTCCGTATACTTCAGATCTATTTGATAACAGCTATCCTAAACTTAAGTTTTGGGATGAAGTTCAAGACTTCCCTTGTGTGTATCTTACAGCAGGCACAGAAATACGTGAGTATCATCCGGCCGACTTTACTTGGGGCTTTTTAAACATTAGTGTTAAAGTATACGTACGTAGCGAAAACGAAGCCCAGCAGCAGTTAGAAGATTTAATAAACGATCTTGAAACTGTAATCAACAATAATCGTGTATTAGTATATGACGTTACTAATAACCTTTCAACTACTGAAATATTAATTCAGTCAATAACTACTGACGAAGGGCTATTAGCTCCTTATGGTGTCGGTGAAATCAATCTACAAGTGCGCTATGCATTAGTATAACTCTCGGATTTATACAAGTACGACAACAGATAAATATCTAGTCACAGTGCTTAAGTATTTCCAAAAAATCATAAAGGAAAGAGTATGGCATTAAATTTAATTCGCAATAGTCGCGTATTTTTCACGACTAATCTGGATACAAGTAATCGCGTAGCCGCTACAGGTTTTACCGCTACAAATACGTTTGAGATTCAAGTTCAAGACGGGTTCTCATTCTCACAAAATACAGGTACTGAAACAGTTACCTTAAACGAAGCAGGTGCAACACCTATTCGCGGTCAACGCAGTTTCAACACTAGCTTAGAGCCAGTTGATTGGAATTTTGCTACTTATATTCGCCCTAAATTTGAAGAAGGCACTGTAATTAACGTTGCTGCTGATGCAGATGACTATATTGCTTGCGAAGAGTCAGTGTTATGGAACGCCATGGCCGGAACTACAGCTATTGGTGGTGCAGGCGCTGGTTGGACAGCTACTCCAGGTCTTACTCCAGTTTCTAAAGTTGCTTTTGATAAGTCTAACGCTCACCAACTACAAGCCTTTGGATTAATTATTGTATTTGAAGCAGTTGCTTATGCAATTGATAATTGCGCCGTTGATTCTGCTACTATTGACTTTGGTTTAGATGCAATTGCTTCTGTTACCTGGGCTGGTAAAGGTACTTCAATGCGTCAATTAGCTTCTGTCACAATCGCAGCTCCTAGTGCTGGTACTGTTGCTTTAAGCGGCGGATTAGCCGGAGTAGCTAAGTACAAAGATACTGATGCTAAGTATATTGCTAACAAGTTGTCTACAATGAGCATTGCTGCATTGGCCTTTGGCGGATTAACTGCTAAAACTTATACTGTAGCTATTACTGGTGGTAGCATTACTATCAATAACAGTTTGACATATCTGACACCTGCTAATTTGGGTGTGGTTAATCAGCCTATTACTTATTTTACTGGCTCACGTGCTATTTCTGCTACTGTAACTGCTTATTTAAAGACAGGTACAAATGAAAGCGCTCAGTTGTTAAGCGACTTGTTAACTGCTAGCTCAAGCTCTACAGAAAACAAATTTGCAGTAACAGTTGATTTAGGTGGATCAAATAATGCAAACCGCATGAGTTTGTCAATGCCAACAACTATGTTGACAATTCCAACTATTACTTCTGAACAAGTTATTTCTACTTCAATTACTCTGAACCCACAAGGTGCAGCTGTAGGCGGTGCTTACGATATTGAAGCCAAGAATGAACTCGAAGTTTCTTATTACGCAGCAGCTTAATTAGCCACTGCATTTTTATAGAGACTGGGTTGATCTCCAGTCTCTCTTTTTAAACTTATTATTATAAAATGACTACTCTCTCTTTAAAAACACTGTTAGTTCCTTCTAAATCAGTACAGGTAGAATATCCTGGGATGCCTGGTTTTGTTGTTGATTTGGCATTTTTATCTCGTGAAACACTTTTGTCGATTCGTAAGAAGTCTACCAAAACAAGCTTCAAAAACCGTCAAGCAGCAGAAGAATTTAATGAAGATTTATTCTTGCAACTATATGTTGAGAATGCTGTTAAAGGGTGGAAAGGGTTTAAATTAAGTTATCTTGAGCAACTAGCTCCGGTTGACTTAAAAGGCCAAAACATGGATGACGAACTAGAGTATACGCCTGAAAATGCGCTGTACTTAATGAAAAATTCTAGTAATTTTGACGGATTTATCAGTGAACAGGTTTCAGACCTGGGAAACTTTTCGACGACCAACTCCAGCAAGTAAACGCACAGTTGGTCAACTATATTCAGAATATGGGTCTTGGTATGACCAAAGAAGCGTATTTTGAAATGTGCGAAACGATGGGCTCAGACCCTATTGAGTCTGAGATCCCCGTGGAATTTGAAGACTTTCCAATAGAGGTACAACAAGCATTTAATGCTTATCGAATGTTACGAGATGAGTGGGATACTATGAATGGTAACTACTTAGGCAAGTCTTTGATAGGTGTAAAAGATGTTTTAGAAGCAACAGAGATTGAGCAATCTGAGCAGAAGTTTATTATCATGCTAATACGTATGATTGATGCTGTAAGATCAGACGAAATCAATAATAAGAAAAAGATGGAAAAGCCTGCCAACTAAAAATTGGCAGGCTTTTTTACGTTAAAAATTTTTTGGTTTGACAAAAGTGTGGTTGCATGTTATAATGTACACTAGTCAAGCTATTAAAAGTTTTAGCCACCAACCCTAAAGAGGAGTACAGATGGCATCAAATCAAGTTAATATTAATTTAAGCTTACAAGATCAATCGAATAGTATCAAACAGCGTACTAACGATGTCAAAGGTTTAAATAAAGAATTACAAAAAGCACAGCAATATACTACTGGTACTAAATCTGGTAGTAAAGCAGCTGCAGCCAGCTTTAGCGCAGGTGAAAATATAGAGTATGGTCGTGCTCGTGGATCAATGGGATCTACTGGAGCAAGCGGACGAGACTTTGCAAACCAAGCACAGGGTCTTGGTGGATTAGTACGCCTATATGCTACTTACGCAGCCAATGTATTTGCTGTAAGTGCGGCTTTTAAAGCATTAAGTGATGCTATGGATACTACCAACATGATTCGTGGACTAGACCAACTGGGGGCAGCTAGTGGCGTTGCTCTGGGTGGTTTAGCTAAGCAATTCGCAGCAGCTAGCGATGGATCTATTAGTTTACGCGAAGCTATGGAAGCTACCGCAAAAGCAACTTCTAGCGGTTTAACTAAAAAACAGTTCATGGAACTAGGAGTAGTAGCTAAAGGTGCAAGTCAGGCTTTAGGTGTAAATATGTCGGATGCAGTTAGTCGTTTGACACGCGGTATTAGTAAACTTGAGCCTGAACTATTAGATGAACTGGGGCTGTTTACAAAAGTAGGCAAGGCTGCCGAAGACTACGCGCGTTCAGTAAATAAAACAGAGTCTGCACTAACAGATTTTGAAAGACGTCAAGCTTTTGCAAACGCAGTGTTAGCAGAAGGTCGTCAAAAGTTTGGCGAAATTGCCGCCACCGCAAATCCGTATGATAAACTATTGGCTAGTTTAAAAAATGTTGCTACACAAATACTTAGCGTAATCAATACAGTTATTGCGCCTATTGCCAAACTTTTAGCTGATAATACAGCTTTAATTGGTATTGCTATTGCAGCAGCAGCAATAAAAATTACTCAACAAGCTTTACCGGCATTAGCAAGTTGGAGGGTTGGTTTAAAGTTTGCAGCAGAGGATGCCGCAAAAAGAGCTCAGGAAATTAATACTAGTTTTGGAGAAGCTTTTGTTCAGCGTGCACAAGCACGAGTACGTTTACCTCAATTAGAATCAGCCTTAGATACTCAAAAACAAATTTATGCTGAAAAAAGTAAGTCATTTTTAAAAGAACAAAATGAGTTAAAAAGTAATAGCGCTTTATCAAAAGCTATTGCTTCAGGAGAATTGTTAACTACTCGACAGTTAGCTTCCTTACAAGGCGAAATTACTAAAAAACAAGATAGTACTAATGCTAGTACTCAAAAGCATGTAGAAGGTCTTAGAGGCATACAAGCTATTCAGCTACAGATGGTTGCAACATCAAAAGATATTGTACAAGCTAATGATGCGGTTCAAAACCAAGCAGATAAAAGATCTCGTTTTTTAAGCGAAGAATGGCAGCGAGAAAAAATTGTAGCACAAGAGCGTGCAAAAGCAACTAGATTAACTTTACTAGCGGGTGTCGGAGAACGTGTTTCTACTCAAGGTTTAGGTGCTGGTTTTGGTGGTTTCTACAAAGAAACTATGGCAAATAAAGACTTAAACAGAATTGATAAGTTTAAAACTGTAACAACTGGTGCGCTTCTGTCAGTTGGAACCGCAGCAAGTCAACTTGGTAGATCCCTTAGCGGGGCTTTAGTATATTTAGAAATTGCTATAGTAGTTTTTGGAATTTTAAACTTTGCCTTTTCTAAAAACGGAAAAGAAACAGATACTCTTAAATCTAGTATAGATGGCTTATCTGAGTCTACTAAAACTGCTATAGCTGTAGCAGAAAAATACGGTAGTACATTAACTACTGCAAGTTTAAATGCAAAAGCAAATGCTTTCGGCAATTTAGCTGATGATATAGATACAGCCACTACTAACTTATTAAAGGCAAATGCAGCTGCTAGTGGTTTTGACAAATTTATAGACGGTTGGAAAACTATTTGGGGCGGAGATATTCGCACACAATTTACTAAAGGATTTACCAGCAGTATTAATGCAGCAATTGCAACAGCGCCAGCTGGCGAAATTAGAGATAATTTAGAGAAAAAACTAATAAGTAGCCTGGGCACATTAGACATTGAAAAAGGTCTTGATCTAGTACCTACTGAAAAAGTAGTTGAAAAAGCCAGAGAAATCAGCAAAATTTTAGCCGAAACAGATAAGGTACTTAAAGCCGGTCAGTCGGTTACACAAAACGTAGCAGAAACAGCTAAAGCTACAAGTGAAGCTTTCCTAACTTTTTCTAATGCTGTGTACGGGCAAAGCCCAATGCAAGCATTTTTAAATACTAGTGTTAAAGGGTTATTTGCATTAAAAGATGCTTTTGATAACGCTTTAGGAAGTGCTGCAGAGTTTGAGAAAGTTTTAAGCGGTACAGCTAATTTACAATTTTTACCAAATTCAGCTGTAAATACTATAAGCGACTTAGCACCTGCGTTTAAAAAAATAAGGCAAGAGCAGGGTGCTGCGCAAGTAGGTTTAAAAGCTACTGAAGATGCTTTGGCTAAAATTAAAGAAAAATTAGTAGGTGCAAATCAATGGATGCAAGCAACTATACTATTGAGAGCAGACGAGTCTCAACTAAATGAATCTATTAAGAAGTACAAAGAAGTCATTGGTAGAACTAATACTGAAATAGCGGCACTCGGAAAACAAGCTGCCCAAGCTTTAGCCCAAGCAAGCACAGAGGCCTTAGATAAAGTTTTAGCAGAATTTAAGTTAAAAGAAAAGCAACTAAGAATTAACACTCAACAGCAAGTAATAGCATCTTTACCTGTAAAAACTGTAGAATCTATTATAGAATCAAGCAGATTAGAAAAAGCTGGTATACAAGTAGAAAAAGAGTTGCTAAAATCGCAAATAAATATAGTTAACTCAATAGATGCTTTAAAAGCCTCTATTGATGTTAGAAACGCTCAAGAAACTTTAGCAGGCGTATCAGCAGGAGCATATAGAACTCCAGGTGCACGAGAAGACGCAATGGCTGCGGCTCAAAAAGAGCTAGATTCTAAAACCCGTATTCAAAGAGTATTAGAAACATCTAACGTTAAAGGAATAACAGCAGAGGATAGACAAGACCCTGCTGTACAACGACTTCTACAAAATAAACAGTCAGCATTTTTGGCCAACTTGGCAGCAGAAGAAAAAGAAAAACTTGTAAACCTTAAACAAGCAAATAGTTTAGCAGAAATAGCTTTTGTAGTTGCTAAAGAAAATTTAAGCGCAGAAATTGCAAAAAAAGAAGCAGACTTAGCATATGCTAAAACTCAGGCAGGAGTTATAGGCAATCAAGTTAAAATAGCTGAAATAGAATTAGAAGCTAAAAAGTATATTGAAGAACGTCGTCGTATGTTGGAAGTATTACCTACTGCCCAACAGAATGTTCAAGTAGGTATTGCTGGACGCTTTGGTGTTCCGGGAGCAGTAACAAGCAGCGCCTTTAATAAAATTGGACAAACTCAAGGTACAACACAAGCACTTGGATCAGTAACTGGAGCCACAGTAGTAGGAACTGCAGAGTATAACGCAATGTTGGCACAAGCAGCAAAATTTGATGCTGAGCGTGTGCAAGCAGAAGAAATGAAAATGATGTTTGCTAAAGCTAATTATGATATTGGCACTGATAGTATTAGCGCAGCCCGAGAAGAACTAAATCTTTTAACTTCAAAAGGGGCATTAACTACACAACAATCCGCTGCAAAAGTTCTTGAACTAACTGCACAACAAGCAGAATTAGACTTAACACAGAAATTAAAAGAAATTGAAAAGACTCGATTCTTAGCACAACTAGAGTATTCTAGAAAAGTTCTAGCAGGCAAAGACGAAGAATCTGATGAAATGCGTGGACAGTATAGCATGATTCAGTCTAGAGCTGCTTTAGAAAATCAGGCGGCTGAAAGAGATTATCAAGCAAAACTTAAAACAGCTAATATTACTGCCTCACTAGTAGATCGTCAATCACAGTACGAAGAAGTATTTAAAAACAGTTTTCAAGGTATGACTGATGCAATTGTAGAGTTTACTAAAACAGGTAAACTCAGTTTCAAGAGTCTAATAGACGGTATGATTGAAGGTATTTTACGCGTAGAACTTAAAATGCAAACAGAATCATTGTGGGCATTTTTAAGACCTTCTATCGGGAACTTTTTATTCGGCCCAGCAACAGGTAGTTTAGATGCCGGACCTGGAGCTTACCCTGTAGCTTCTGCAAAAGGTAATGTGTTCGACACTGGCCTAACGCAGTTTGCCAAAGGCGGAATGTTTACCAATTCAGTTGTAAGCTCTCCAACACTGTTTAAGTTTGCACAAGGTACAGGCTTAATGGGTGAAGCAGGTCCTGAAGCTATTATGCCCCTAAAGCGTGATAGCAACGGCAATCTTGGAGTTCGCGCAGGCGGTGGAGGCGGAAACGTTGACGTAGTTGTTAACAACTTTGGAAGTGAACGTGCTACCACCAAGGAAACCACTGATTCACGTGGAAATCGTAAAATAGAAGTTATTATTGGAGATATGGTTGCAAGCGAAGTAAGCCGTGTAGGTAGTCCAGTACAGCAATCAATATCAAGCAACTTTAATAATAAGCCTGCTTTAGTAAGGAGATAAGTATGCCAATTCCAGCATGGTCAGCCCAAGCTTTACCGCAGGTACCACAAAAAGGATTTACAGAGTCTATTGGTGTGAGCATTATTCGCTCACCCATGGACTCTGGTCCAGCTAAACAGCGACGCAGAAGTTCCGGAGTTAATACAATGGACCTGAGTTTTATAATGACAACTGCAGAAACTACAACACTAGAAACATTTATTAATACTACTCTAGCAGGAACTAAACGATTTAGTTTTCCACATCCAAGAAAAGGCACAACTGTAGAAGTTCGCATTATGCCCAGCGGGGACAGTGAGTTTTTTAAACTACAGTATTTAGCACCAGGATACTGGAGCACGTCTTTAAAATTTGAAATACTACCATAATGAGCAGATTAAGTAGACTATCACCAGCAGCAATTAAAGCAATGTTTTCATCTGAAACAGATGAACAGCTTATAATGCTGCTTACAATTTACGATCCGAATGGTAGCACTGATCCTGCCGCTCCTACTGTGCCTATTAGATTATCAGATAATTATACAAAACGCATAACGTCAGTAACAACCGATAACTCTGTAATAACTACTGATGATGAAGTTATTTACGGAGTTACTAGTCGCACAAAAGATTTTATATTTTTACCAATGACCCTAAACTTGCCTACTGACCAACAAACTGGCTTAGGCGACTGTTCAATTTCACTAAACTTTGTTTCGCCAGAAACAATAACTCTTATCCGAGATCACTTACGTATAAGAACTAAAGTTTTAATTGAATTAGTAGTTTCTAGTAATATTGATAATGTAGAAGCAACTTTCACAGATTTTTATATTACATCAGCAACGTACAATGCTGAAAGCGTCAACTTAAACTTAAGTATGGTTAGTTATAACACAGAACCATTTCCTAGCTTTAACTTTACTCCTAGTTATTTTCCAGGACTATTCTAATGAATTATGATAAATATATTGGGTTACCATATTTAGATAATGGCAGAACTACAGCTGGTCTTGACTGCTGGGGATTAGCTTGTTTATTTTATAAGAATGAATATAATATAGAGCTTCCTAGCTATGGTGACGAATATGTAGGTGGGACTGATCCGTATATTTCACAAGCAGTTAATCTTTACAAAGATAACTGGGAAGAAATTACCACACCAAATACTGGAGACTTGTGTCTTTTCAATATTTTTGGTGAGCCTATGCACGTGGGCATATACGTGGGCGATAACAAGTTTTTACATTGCCGCATAGGTAGTGACTCCGTGATTGAGTCACTAAATAACATTAAGTGGAAAAACCGCTTTGTTGGATTTTATGTATACGCGCCTCAAGCCCAGGTGCAAGCTATTGGCGCACCACACCCATTAAAGCTGCGTGCACATCGTGACTGGACCGCGGCCGGCACTACTATACAAGACTTTGTGGAGTTTGTAAAAACTAAGTATACTTCTGGAACAGAGTTAATTGGTAAAATTGTCATAATGTTGGATGGTGTAATTGTACCTAAAGCAGATTGGGAAACTACACGCGTAAAAGCTGGACAAGAACTTTCTTATAAAACTGTTGCTCAAGGTAATAATACCACACGTATGTTGATAATGATCGCAGCGTTTGTTATTACTGGTTATGTAGATCCTACTACAGGATTAACAGGTGCTCAGACAGCTGCCGGCATGGTCGGAGTTACGGGTGCTAATGCACAACTAGTAGGTAGCCTTCTTATTAGCTCTTCAGCAATGATTCTGTCTAATGTTATTGCACCTATTCGCCCACCAAAATCAAACGATCCTGGTAGTGCAAATGCACTAAATTTGCTTTCAGGTGCTGCTAATCAAGCAAACTTGTACGGAGCAATCCCTGTAGTCCTAGGCAAAGTTCGTTTTACTGGTGTGCTTGGAGCCAATCCTTATGTTGAGTCGCTTACTGAAACCAATGTTTTAAATACTGCTATTGTATGGGGTTTCGGACCTCTTGCAGTTAATGATATTTGTATTGGCACAAGGCCAATTCTCGACTTTTATACAGGCGAACCTGCTTCTGTGCCGCGTCCAGTTACAATAGAAGGTTACGCTAAGAATTATGCTGCTGGTGCTTTAATAGACGACTTTAATACCTTATACGGACGTGATGTTGAACCAAAAGTTGTAAATCTAGAACTAACAAATAATGCAACAAATGTTTCCGGTGGATTTATGCTTTACAGCAGATGGCAACAAGTTGATTTAGACCAAACTTGTGATGCTGTAGATGTTGTGCTGTCCTTTCCAGAAGGCATGCGAAAAATTAATACTAAAAACGGTACTGTAGGTGCAACTAGCTGTAAAATTGAAATACAGATGCGACCTTATACTACAGCAACATGGTCAGAAAATGATACTAGCGCCGCACTAAGCATTTATGACTATCAGTCCAGCGATCCTACGGCATTTACTTTATATGAACTAACTCCACCAACAGATGCCAGCGATAGTGGTTTAGCATTGTTTCGCTATACAACTTTTTGTTTAAGTCCTAACGGAGGTACTGCTAAATTTGACGGAGCACCCACAGACGTTTTAGGTTATAATGCTAGCACTAATCTACAGGCGTTGTATGCAAATACAGGATATAGTTCGTTGACAAACAGCTATGTTACAAAAGGCTATTTGCCAGAAATTCCTCCTGGATACTTGCCCCTTTATACTTTTTATCAAGATAGTCAGGGTACTTATACACTGCTTACAAACCATATAACTGGATACAGTGGAGTAACTGGATTAACTTATAGCGACGTTAGTACTCCAGAACTTTCTGGTAGCGGAGATAGTATTACTTGGTCAACTCCGGCCGTTAAAACTATTAAAATTATGGCAGGTAGGGTCTACTCCCAAAGCAGTGGTGCAGATCCTTCCGCTTCAGAACAACTTATTTGGACTAGTTTAGATGCTTTATCTGCTGGAGGTGTTGTTCGTAAAAGCAGTGGTGGTAAATGGGGAAGCTTTTTGAGTACTTATGGTGTTTGGGGTACTGCGTATACTACACCTGCTGCAAGCGGTTATGGCGGGTCGTGGGTTAAGGTAATACCTAATCTTAACTTTCCTTATGATGGCTACTACACAGTAGAAGCTGCTGCTGACGATCAAGGTGAAATATTAATTGATGGAGTACGTGCAGTACAGATTCCTAAGTCAGGAGACAATAACTCAATTGACAGTATCAAAGGCGTTATTAAATTAAAAGCCGGACTGCACAGTATTACACTAAGTGGCGTAGACAATCAAAGCAATGATATGGGAATCGCAGCTAAGATTACTTATTTTGCTAGTAATGGATTAAATCTTGCTGCAAGCCAAAATACTATTCTTACCTTTGGTGAGGGTGCTTGGTTTGAAAAACGTAAAGATGCTTTTAACTGGGTACACTCAGTAGAAAACTTAGCAAGAGCAAGGTATCAAGTACGTGTTCGTCGTACAACTAGTGACGAAACTGAAGATGAAGCTGACCAGAAAAAATTTCACAAAGCCGTATTAAGTGGTGTAATAGGTTATGACAGTAAAGAACAGCCTATGATAAATCCTCCTGGATGTTATCTGGCTAAAACAGCTGTGCGCGTTCAAAGTAGTAATAAAGTTAATGGACAAATAGATGGTATTAATGCGTTAGTACAAACTGTTACCTGGGACTATGAAAGAAGTACTAGTAGTTGGGAAAACTTAAGGGCTACTAACAATCCTGCTAGTTTATTTGTTTATGTACTAACACACCCAGCAAATGCTTTCCGAGTAAAACTTTCACAGCTAGATATAGATAACTTAACTACATGGCATAACTTTTGTAATCCAGTACCCCAGACCGTAGCTACCCCAAGCATGGTTAAAGGTAGCTCGTATACTATTAGTAATCTAGGTACTACTACGCAAGCTGATTGGAATATTTTAGCTGGTACTAGTGGTATTGTATATGGTATTGGCGACAGTTTTGAAGTACAAGTCGTTGGTGGAGTTACCGGAACAGGTACTGGAGTATACGCACCTAAATTTGCATATAATGGAGTACTAACTAGTACTCAAAGCGTAATGGATACTCTACGTGATATATGTGCAGCAGGTAAAGCTAGCCCTTCATACATTGATGGTAAATGGGGCGTAATCATTGATACTCCTAGATCACATACAGTCCAGCATTTTACTGAGCATAATAGCTGGGGATTTGAGTCAACTAAAGTTTTGCCCATTTTGCCACACGCTTTCCGTGTTAGCATTAATGACGAAAGTAATGCATATCAAGTACGCGAATTTATTGTTTATAATTACGGATACGGCCCTACAACAAGTGGTTCTGTAAAAGGAGCTGAGTTATTTGAGCAATTAAGTTTACCTGGCGTAACTAATATTGACCAAGCTACTCGCTTAGCTAGATGGCATTTTGCACAACTTAAATTACGCCCCGAAACATATACGGTTAACGTAGACTTTGAGCATTTAGTGTGTACTCGCGGTGACAAAGTAAAAATTAGTCACAGCGTACCACAGTGGGGCGTTGGAAGCGGTCGTTTAGGCACAGGAGTAGGCGATAGTATTACGGGTACTAGTTTAACTTTACGTGAACCTGTACTTTTAACCAGTGGCACCGCTTATACTATACTAATTAGAACTAATTATTTAACTACCACAACTGGTAGTGGAAGTGTTAGCAGAACCTTTACGTATAGTGGCACAACTGGATATACTACGACAATCACAGTACCTACAATAGCTTTAGCAGATGGTGTAGAATCAGATAACTTATTTATGATAGGTTTAAGTACTATATCAACACAAGAGTGTATAGTCGTTGGTGTTGAACCAAGCGGTAACTACAGTGCTAGATTAACACTAGTAGATTATTCTCCAGATATTTATACTATGGACTTAAGTGGTTTAGTAGTATACAACCCTAATTTAATTACTAACAATATTCCACTAATAAAAAATACTATTACTAAAGCACCTATTATAAATAGTGTAACTACTAGTAGTACAGTAAGTAGTGAAATAGCCTCTGGTACTTATCAAAATAAAGCTATTGTATCTTTTACAAATCCCAGTGATTTACCCGCAATAGCTACTCGTGTACAGTTTGATATTATTGAAGGAAGCATACCAGCTTTTTCTTCTAATCCTGGCGAAACACATATTGTTAATAAAGAAACAAGTGGTTATACTTTTGATGGTTTAACTTCTGGGTTAAAATATAAAATACGTGCAAGATATTTAGGCAATACTAATGAAATTGCAGGGCCCTGGTCTATTGATTATGCTTTTACCAATGATGGTAAAAACAAGAATTTTAATGATTCACCAACACTTGCAATAGATTTAGAAACTACTTATATTGTGGTAGACCCCATTACGGCAAATCAGCCTAGCGACTTTAAAGCATATGCTTATAGGTTGTATAAAAGTACTGTTACTACAGATTTATGGGATACTACTCCAATCATTCCAGAAGTACAAAGTCAGGGACAGGGTAAGCTAGATTTATCCAGTGTACCTATACCTCGTATTTCAGAAACAGGAATCGATTACAAGGTAGAGTGTAGAATACTAGACAAAACTAATAACTATAGTGAGACAAGTACGTATGCTACAATTAAAATTAAAACCATTGTTTAAGGAATAAATATGGCAGCAACCTTATCAGCGGGCGTAAATTCGTTAATATTAAAATTAGATACACCGTACGATACTATCCGTTTAACGGATATTCGCGACGACTTAATTAAGGTAAAGGTGTGGTGCTCGGCCACATCTAACTTTACGCCTGTAGATACTCTTAACGCACTTGGAGTTGCTAATGTAAATCCTAATCAAGTATTTGATGGCTTAAGCTTGTCTATAGTTATTCCTAAGTTAGCGGACGGAATAGCTTTAGCATCTGGCACTCCTTATTACGTTAAGTACGCCTTTATTAGTGATATTGAGGAAGAAGTATTTACTGTTTCTAGTCAGCTAACAGCTACACCTACAGCTGCAACTTCGCAAATTGTAGATATTTCAGGTTTTACTAGTTTTGTAAAAAGTGATGAGACAACCTTTACACCAACCAATGCCACTTTAACAGCAGTTATAGCAGGAATTACTAATCCTGTCTATGCCTGGACAATTACTGGAGCAACACCAACAACAGGTACTGGCTCCAGTATTACTATTACACCTAATTCAACAAACGGTACAGGTGTAGGCGTAACTCTAAGTGTAACTGGCACAGGTTTAACTACACCTATTGTTAAAACAATAACTATTCCTATTACGTATGTACCGCCAACTTACTATATCAGTAACTACGGCGCAGCGTTTAGACGTGATTTAGATGGTGTGGTCTATCCAGCAGCGGGTATTGTACTTGATAGTGGGTATTCTAAGTTTAGATCTACTCCACAACCAACTTTTGTTTGGAAAAAAGATAATGTAGTTATTCCAGGTGCAACAAGTTATAGCTATACAGTCCCAGCTAGTGATTACGCAGATTCTACTAGCCATGTATATACGTCAATTGCTACAGGATTTGATCTTGGAGGTAACCTTTCTAGTATTACTGCCTCTGTACAAATACCCCGAATTGACGACGGTCCTATAGGTCCAGCAACACCTTCGTTTACTATCAGTAACTACGGTGCTGTATTTAGAAAAGATAATACTAATACACTGTATCCGACTACAGGTATTATACTGCAAACTACAACATTAGGTTTTAAATCAACACCTGCAGTTACTTATCAATGGAAAAAGAACGATACAAATATTAGCGGAGCTACTTCAAATAGCTACACTGTACCTGTTGGTGATTACGCTACAGTAAGTACTAATAATTATAGTTGTACAGCAACAGGCCAAACCACTGCTGGTGTAGCTACGGTAATAACAGCTACAGTAACTTTACCAGTTATTACTGATGGAAGTCTTGGCAGCACAGGTCCTAGAACAGCTAGTGGGTATATTTATTATAACACTGCTCAAGCAGACGCACCACTTAAACCGTCTACTACGTCTGTTGACTATACATATGGTACAGGAGTTTTTACTGGATTAGATCCAGCTTGGTCTACCGCTGTTAATACCGCTACTCCTGTAGCAGGTACTAAAGTATGGGCCTGCAGTTTCACAGTTTTAGAGCCTTCCTACCAAAGTGTAACCCCAAAGTCTATTGTTTTTAGTGAGCCTTTTACTTTCCAAAACTTTACTGGTTTAGTAACATTTAGTAACATGAATGATGCTTTTGGCACTAATGTTACTACTATTAATGGTAATAAAATTACAACAGGTACTATAGCTGCACAGTATTTAGATCTTAGCGGAACACTTAAAGTATCAAGTATTAATCCAGACGGATCTGTAAATACAACTACACAGATTAATGGTGGATCGATAAAAACTGGAACTATTGATGCAGATAGATTAAATGCTCAATTTATTAAAGTAGGTACTACTAATGGCGATGGCTCTGTAAATACAACTACACAAATTAATGGTGGATCAATTCAAACTGGTTCGATTAGTGCAGATAAATTAACTACTCAATTTTTACAAGTAGGTAATGCAGCCTCAGATATTAATAGTGGAACTACAACTATTAATGGCGGTAAAATTGAGACTAACTCTATTGAGACCAGTAGTATAAAAACTGGATTTCTTAGAGTAGGTGATGCGGCAGGAGATATTAACGGTAACTCAACTACTGTTAATGGCGGTAAAATTACTACTGGATCTATTGATGCATTACGTTTAAGTATTGGCAATACAACAGGTGCAGATAGAATACGCTTATACGATAATAAAATTGAAATATGGGCTAACAACGTTCGCAGAGTTGTGCTTGGAGATTTAAGCTAATGGCTTATGGATTACAAACTTTTAAAAGCGACGGTTCTACTATAGTCCTACAAAACTCCACCAAAAGTGGAGTTTTTGGTGAGAAATATGAATACGCAAAGACTGGCACTCCTGGTACTAAGCCAGCGGTGTCTTTCCCACAATATTCAGGTAGAACTATTAGGCCAATGCAACTAATACCTGGAGCACATAGCTGGTCAGTTAGTTATCCTGGCGGAATTCCCACAATAACTTTTATAGAGAATCAACCTATAGCTGCAGGTATTCCACAGTTTTATTACGATTCCACAGTACTATATATTTTTGTTAAATAAAGGCAAACATGGCAACTTATGGCCTTAGAATAATAAATGATGATTCCGAACTCTTAATAGATAGCGAATACTTTTCTCCTGCTTTTGCACAAAAGCTTGAGTTTAGTCCTACTGTGTATTCAGAAGAAGCAGGCAGCACTTACTTTCATAGTGGGTATGTAAAACGCGAATACAGAACCTCAACTGTAACAGCCCCCGGTAATTTTATAGTTATGTGGACCTTACCAGATACTGCGGATGATGTTTGGTATAATTTTGAAACATCTACTACAAGTATGGGAGGTTATCTAACGCTATGGGTTTATGCAAACTCCCTGGGAGCTAACCTAACCTATACATTACCAACCGGGTATTTGTTTGCTATTAGCAGCTTACCTACTAGCTCAGAAACTTATGGACTACGACTTTTTAATGCTGCCGGTACTAAAACATTTGACAGTAATAATGTACAGCTAGCCCCATATACGATTAGTGATAGTTTTACTTTTTGGGAGGATCCGACGGGCCCACAAGGGTTACCTACCTCCATTAGTTTGGCTATGCCAACTAATCCTATTTTTATGTTGCCTAACTATACTGCTTTAAGAATTTTTAAAAGGACAACAAGCCACTTAGAATTTGTTTACGAAGCAATGTTTAGGCGACAAGGCACTAGTGTACAGACGAAAGAAGTACAAGTTTACTACTCAGACGAAGACTACGCTTGGCCCTATACCCAAACAATATACAATAGTGGTAACAGACAAGGATTAGGTATAATTGTTGCAGATGCAAATTTATATGCTGCACCTGGAGCAGGTACTGGAACAGGTACTAATCCACAGTATCAACTTACATCCACTAGTACTAGTACTAGTGAAGGTACTAGTGTTACAGTAACTCTTACAACTCAGAACGTTGCAAATGAGAGTCCTTTTGCTTATACTGTTACAGGCATATCTACAGCGGACTTAACTGCAGGCGGACTTACTGGTACATTTATTATTTACAATAATTCTGCAACCGCTACGTTTACATTTGCAAACGATTACTTAACCGAAGGTACTGAAATATTTAAACTGAGTTTAGATGGAATGTCGCAGTTTATAAATATAACAGTTGCCGATACTAGCTTAAGCGCATCTTATAGCTGGTCAACTCCTGGAGCCGTAAACGAAGGCTCAACAGGTTTTACTACTTTTAATGCTACAGGTGCTAACGGCAAAACTGTGCTTTTTTCAGTAGTAGGACCTAGTGCTGGATTAACGAGTATTTCTGGTTCAAGTGACGGAGCGTTATTAACAGGCAGTTGGGTAGTTAGCGGTAATGCTGCAACATCTATAAATGTACAATACTCGGCAGTTGCTGATTCGGCGACGGAAGGCCCGGAAGCATTTCGTCTTATTGCAACAGTAGATGGAATACAGGTAGGCGGAACTAGCGGCGATATCATTGTAAATGATACTAGTAAAGCTGCTGGTTATTCTCTAGCAGCTACAGACAATTGGAATGAATCAGAATCATACCCTGTAACTGTTAGTGCTAATAATGTAAATGGTACGACGCTTTATTTAACAACAGACAACGCTTTAGTAACGCCTAGTTCAAGTACCGTAAGCGTAACTTCAGACACTTTTATTAGCAATGTAAGTTTTACAGCAGGCATAGCTACAGCCAATACTGCAGTAAGAATAAGTCTTAGAACCGGAAGTACTAGTGGAACTGAAGTAGCATTTAAAACAATTACTTTAGTTAATGTTGCCTCCTCTTATAGTTTTGGAACAACATCAGCATTTAATGAGGGTGCAAGTGGTTCAGTACAGTTTAATTATAGCTATGCAGCAAATAAGTCTGTAAGTTTTTCAGTAGTTGCACCCACTAGCGGCTTAAGTGGAGTATCTGATGTTACCTTAAACACTACTAGTTTTGCTATAGGTGCAACAAATTCTGCGGGAAATGTAAGTGTTACATACTCAGCAGCGGCTGATACTACAACTGAAGGTGCTGAATATTTTAGAATTGCAGCAACAGTTGATGGTAGTACTTACTATAGTGGTGATATAACCATTAACGACACTTCTTTAGCAGCACCTACCTATTCATTTACACGATCAGTAGCTAGTGTAAATGAAGGAGGTAGTTTCACAATTACTTTTAATAGCAATCTAGCAAGTAGTTTTGGTTATACTATAACAGGTATTGAATCAGCTGATATAGGCGGAGCAGGCCTAACAGGCAATGTTAGTAACGGCAGTATATTAAGTTTTACCGTAACAGAAGATAGTGCTACTGAAGGTCCACAGTATTTTAATATTGCATTAAATAACGGACTTGCTTCAACAAGTGTTACATTCAACGATACTTCATTAACACCGTCGTATTCATTTACACGATCCGTAACTAGTGTAAATGAAGGAAGTAGTTTTTCAGTTACTTTTAATACCAATCAAGCAGGTAATTTTGGTTATACTATAACAGGTATTGAATCAGCGGATATAGGCGGAGCTGGTCTAACAGGATTAGTTACTAATGGTAGTGTGTTGAGTTACAGTGTAACAGCAGATAGTGTTACTGAAGGTACACAATATTTTAATATTGCATTAAATAACGGACAAGCTTCCACAACTGTTACATTCAATGATACTTCTTTAACACCTCCCACATACTCACTAACTACTTCAGTAGGTAGTGTAAATGAGGGAGGCAGCTTTTCAGTTACTTTTAGTACCAATCAAGCAGGTAGTTTTGGATATACTATAACAGGTATTGAATCAGCGGATATTAGTGGTGCTAGCTTAACAGGTACTGTTAGTAATGGTAGTGTACTAAGCTACAGTGTAACAGCAGACTCAAGTACTGAAGGTACGCAGTATTTTAATATTTCACTAAATAATGGACAAGCATCTACAAGTGTTACATTCAATGATACTTCTTTAACGCCAGCAACGTATTCACTAACAAGATCTGTATCAAGTGTAAATGAAGGAGGTAGTTTTTCAATTACTTTTAGTACAAATCAAGGTGGAAGTTTTAGCTATAATATTTCAGGTGTTGCCTCTGCTGACATTGCCGGCGCTAGTTTAACAGGTACTATTAGTAATGGCAGTGTACTGAATTATAGCGTAACCGCAGACTCAAGTACTGAAGGTACAGAATATTTTACTATTGCACTAAATAACGGACAAGCATCTACAAGTGTTACGTTCAATGATACTTCAAGATCGCCTCCATCATACTTCCTTGGTAATACTTGGTCGGGTACTGTTAATAATGGTGTAGGACTCAATTTTTATCTTAATTCAACTAATGCTAATGGAGTATCTGTATCTGTGTACGCAACTGGTGCAGGAGCAGGTCGTGTAAGTATAAGCCCTTCTAGTTTTACTATTAATACCGATGCTAGTACTCAGAATTGGATAGGTGTTACAACAAGTTTTCCAACAACTACTGTTCCGGCACAAGATGTAACTATTAATGTAAGTACTGGACAAAGTTTTAGTTTTACAATAGCTGGTTATACAGTTGCTGGACCAGCACCAACAATTACATCAGTTGTTATGACTAGCGGAGAGTATTATCCTGGAGAAACCGTTGACGCCGTTATTAACTTTAGTGGACCAATAACTTCAGATACTTATGTTAATACAAGGTTAACTGCTGGAGCATACGGTAGTTTTTATATAACCTCTACTACTGGGGCTGTTGGACCTCCGGGCGGAAATGGTACAGGGGGTGAAAATATTCAATTGATAATAGGCACAAATAGTGCATACTACACAGGACCTGCAAATCCAGGACAATTAAATGTCTTGAACGCAACTCTTTCAGCTAGAACTATGACGGGAACTACTACAGGAAGTCAAAGACAATCATACGTTACTACACCGACTTTTAAAGTATACACATAAAAAAAACCTAAACCTTCGCAAAAACTATACCCTGTCCATTCTTTGGGCAGGGTATTTTTTTGCATTGACAATACCCCGCCCTTGTGGTATAATATACCAAAATGTCAGAACGTTTCAATATTTTTTCTTGACAAGCTTTTACCTAGATCCAAAAGGCAGACTCGCCGTTTAGATTATAATTAAATATACAACCCCCTGCTAATAAGGAGATCTGATTATGGTGGAGATAGATAACCACAGTTTCATACAGACCGTTTCACTAGTTGCGTTAGCAGTTGTTGCTTTCTCAGTTGGAATTCAGAAATTGTTAAAAGACTGGAAAAGTACTAATGCGGAAACTAGCGTCATTACATTAATGCATACAGAGCTAGAGCGCATGAGTGAACAAAACGGCTTACTGGCAACCGAATTAAACCGCTTGCAACAAGAAATGATTCTTTTAAATTCTCAACTAGCACAGTTATGCCTTGAGAATCAGCAACTACAAACCGAAGTTGTAGCTCTAACAGAAGAAGTAAATAAATTTAGAGTGTCGGCTACTCTTGCAGCAGCAAAGAAAGTAAGGTAATATAATGGAACCAGCAAAGATTAATTATAAAATTTACCAAGGTAGTACCTTTGAAGAGACTCTTCGCTGGGAGTCCGAAACAAAACAATATATGCCCATTTCAGGTATTACTCTAGCAGCTCCGTGTGTAATTACTACTAGTGGAACTCATAGCGTGCCAATAAATTGGCGAGTACGTGTAACCGGTGTTAACGGTATGAAAGATATTAACACCATTGCAGATGATGCATACTATCTAGTAACTAGCAAGACTTCTAACTCGGTAACCTTAAACCAAGTAAATTCGGCAGGATATGGGGCATATACTAGTGGAGGTATTTTATCTTGGAATACCCCTATACCCTTAACTGGATATACTGCACTAATGCAGATTCGTGAAACTTTAGAGTCTACAGAAATTATTGCTGAACTATCCACGGCAAATAATCGGATTGTTATTGATCCAGTAAATTTTACTATTTCAATAAAATTACCCTCAACAATCACAGGCACATTTAATTTTGATGCCGCAGTATACTCAATGGAGTTAACTGATAACCAAAATAACGTAATACCTTTCTTAAGCGGAAGTATTAGTCTAGTGAAAGAGGTTACAAGATGACAACTGAAATAATTGTAACTGAAATTAATAATACAGTTATTATAGAAAAGAAGGAACCTGTTGTTGTTTCTTCGCAATCGCAAACTAAAGTAGTTGTAGGCGGCATGATTGGCCCAACTCCTACTACATTAAAAGGGTTAGCAGATATAGATCTAACCCAATTAGCGGCAGGAAGCTTATTAGTTTACAATGCCGGAACAGAAAAATGGCACGCAACAAACAAGCTGGAACAGCAAGTTTTTGAGTCCGGTCAGTTTTAAAGGAATATAATTATGGCTTCTATTTTACGAATTAAACGTAGTGAGACCAGTGGAAACCCCGCGGTACTTGCACAAGGCGAGCTTGCATACTCAGCTTTATTAGATAATGGATCAAATGGTGGTGATCGCTTATACATTGGTATGGGTACTGAAACTGCCGACAATGCTGTAAATCACATTATCGTTGGCGGTAAGCGCTATACGGACATGGTTGACGCAGCTACTAGTGTTGGCACAAATAGTACTATCGTCAAGCGTGATGGCAGTAATACTGCATATTTAAACATTATTGGTAATGTAACTGGTAGTGTTACTGGTGGAATTAGCGGAGATGTAACAGGTAATTTAACAGGTAATGTAACTGGTAATGTAACTGGCAATACTGCTGGTATTCACACAGGTGCTGTAACTGGCAATGTAACTGGCAATGTAACTGGTAACGTAACTGGTGATCTTACAGGTAATAGTGCTGGTATTCACACAGGTGCTGTAACTGGTAATGTAACTGGCAATGTAACTGGCAATGTAACTGGTAACGTAACTGGTGATCTTACAGGTAATAGTGCTGGTATTCACACAGGTGCTGTAACTGGTAATGTAACTGGTAATGTAACTGGCAATGTAACTGGTAATTTAACAGGTAACGCAGATACTGCAACTAGTTGGTTAAACTCTCGTAATCTTAGCTTGACTGGCGATGGTACTGCTACTCTTGCAAGCGTTAACGGTGCAGCAAATGTTTCAGCAGCACTTACATTAGCAACTGTTAATACTAATATTGGCAGTTTTGGTTCTGCAACAGCAATCCCAATAGTTACAGTTAATGAAAAAGGTTTAGTAACTGCTGTAACAACAGCTAATATTGCTACGACACTTAATATTGCTGGAACAACAGGAGCAGCAGGCAGCGTAAACTTATTAACTGATACTCTAAACATTAGTGCTGGGTCAGGTTTAAAAACTTCTTTTAATGATACTACAAATTCTTTACTAATTGAACTTGAAGGTTCTGCACAACTTAGTGCACTTACACTTACAGGTGCTTTATCTGCAAATGCATTAACAATTAGTACTACTCTTACTGCTGGCAATACTACTGTTAACGATATTTCTGTAAATGGTAACGCAATTATTACTGGTAACTTAACAGTTAATGGTACTGTAACTACTGTAAGTTCTACAACAGTTACAATTGCTGATAAAAATTTACAATTAGCACCCGCTGCAAATACAGCAATTTTGAGTGACGGTGGTGGATTAACAGTAGGTACTTCTCTAGATGCATTTGCAGCGGCAAGCTTAACATATTCAGCTATTGATAATCGCTGGAATATGAACAAAGATCTTACGGTTGCTAATGTTTATGGTGCTTTGGTTGGTAATGCTTCAACAGCTACTACATGGGCTACTGCTCGCGATTTAAGTTTAACTGGGGATGCATCAGCAACATTAACAAGTGTTAATGGTTCGGCAAATGTTTCAGGAGCTCTTACATTAGCAACTGTTAATAGTAATGTTGGAAGTTATGGAGATTCAGTAACAGTTCCTAACTTTACTGTAAATGCTAAAGGTTTAATTACTGCCGCTGGATCTAGTGCAATTCCTTTTGCTTCTACTAGCGTAAAAGGTTTAGCAAGTTTTGATTCTACTCAGTTCTCAATTACTTCAGGTGCAGTAACTTTAACAGCAATTGACGGCGGATCGTTTTAATAAAAGGGAAACTTCTATAAGTTTCCCTATCCTTTTTAGGGCTAACTATGGCAAATAAGATTATTCTTAAGAAATCGTCGGTAGTGGACAAAGTCCCACTTGCTGGTGATCTCGACTATGGCGAGTTAGCCATTAACTATGCAGATGGCAAGATATATTTTAAAGCATCTAACAACTCAGTTAAATATTTTAAAGACATACTTCGACTAGATGATTTACTAGACGTAAACATCGTAAATCCAGTAGTAGGACAATCACTACAATATACTGGTACTGAATGGATTAATAGTAATAATAGCGGAAATATTCCTTTTAGTGCAACTACAAGACAATATATATCAGACGGATCAAATGTTACTTTTGCAATTAGCAGTGGTCTAGGTGCTAGTAATGTTTTAGTTTTTATGGGCGGAATTGCCCAATCTACTACTGATTATGCAGTATTAAATAGTAATGTAATATTTAATACTGCTCCTCCAGCAGGACTGCAAGTAGTAATCAGAGAAATATCTGGATATGGAGATGTAGGTCCTACAGGTGCTGACTCAACAGTAGTAGGCCCAACAGGACCAACAGGTGCTCAAGGTGTTCAAGGTGCTGACTCAACAGTAGTAGGTCCTACAGGTGCTCAAGGTACTGCAGGCCCCACAGGTGTTCAAGGTATACAAGGCCCTACAGGTGCTCAGGGTATCCAAGGTATTGCAGGTACTGCAGGTATTGCAGGATCTACGGGTGATCAGGGAATTCAAGGCGTTACAGGTCCTACAGGTGCTCAAGGAGTACAAGGCGTTACAGGCTCTACAGGTGCTCAGGGAATTCAAGGAATTCAAGGCGTTACCGGACCTACAGGCGATCAGGGAATTCAAGGAATTCAAGGCGTTACCGGACCTACAGGCGATCAGGGAATTCAAGGTATACAGGGCGTTACAGGTCCTACAGGTGCTCAGGGAATACAAGGTATTCAGGGTATTCAAGGCGTTACAGGTCCTACAGGGTCTACAGGGTCTACAGGTCTTGGATTTGCAATAGCAAAAATATATTCAACAGTAGCTGCGTTAACAGCAGATACTGCACCTACCGGAATTGTAGCTGGACAGTTTGCCATTATTGATACAGGTAATGTAGATAATCCAGACGATTCAAAACTGTATTTATGGAATGGTACAACATATACATATACAACTGATCTCAGCGGTGCTAGTGGACTTCAGGGTCCTCAAGGCCCTACAGGATCTCAAGGAGCCGCCTCAACAGTTGCAGGTCCTACAGGCTCACAAGGTATTCAAGGTATTCAAGGTAATGCAGGTCCTACAGGTATTCAAGGTACTGCAGGTAATACAGGTCCTACAGGCCCCACAGGTATTCAAGGTCCTATAGGAACTGGATATCCTTTTATTATACAAACAGAAAGTTTTACTGGAAACGGCACTACAACTGCGTTTACTATAGCCCCCGGCTATGGAATCGATAACTTATTAGTAGTTGTAAACGGTATTTTGCTAAAACCAGGAACAGACTATACTTTATCTGGTACTAATTTAGTATTTACAGTAGCTCCTGACAATACAAGTCAAATTGTAGTCAGAGAGATGCTTGGTGATGGTCCTACAGGTGCTCAAGGTGTTACTGGCCCCACAGGTCCACAAGGTATTCAAGGATCAACAGGAGCTGCATCAACAGTTGCTGGTCCTACAGGTCCAACTGGAGCTCAAGGAGCTGCATCAACAGTTGCTGGTCCTACAGGTGCTCAAGGTATTCAAGGTTCACAAGGTGTTCAAGGTGTTCAAGGTACTCAAGGTATTCAAGGTACTGCAGGCCCAACAGGTGCTACAGGTATTCAAGGCCCTATAGGAACTGGATATCCTTTTATTATACAAACAGAAAGTTTTACTGGAAACGGTACTACAACTGCATTTGCTATAAATCCTGGATATGGAATTGATAACTTATTAGTAGTTGTCAACGGTATTTTGCTAAAGCCAGTAACAGACTATACTTTATCTGGAAACAACTTAGTATTTACAATAGCTCCTGACAATACAAGTCAAATTGTAGTTAGAGAGATGCTTGGCGACGGGGCTACAGGCCCAACAGGCCCCTCAATTGACTTAACTAGCGTTAGTAGCCATATTATACCTGCATTAGATCAAGTATATAATATTGGTTCTCCAACAAGACGTTGGAAAACTGGTTACTTTGCTGCTGATACTATTGACTTAGGCGGTACGCCAATTAGTGTTAGTGGTGGATTTTTATCTGTTGGTGGTGCAAGTATTGGTTATGGTGCTACAGGTCCAACAGGTCCAACAGGTCCACAAGGTATTCAAGGAGCTGCATCAACAGTAGCAGGTCCTACAGGTTCTACAGGTGTTCAAGGTATTCAGGGTCTTCAAGGCGACGCAGGACCTACAGGATCACAAGGCATTCAGGGTATTCAAGGTACTCAAGGTATTCAGGGAGCAACAGGTCCTACAGGATCCACAGGATCTCAAGGTACTCAAGGTATTACAGGTCCCACAGGTCCTACAGGTGCACAAGGCACTACAGGACCAACAGGTTCTACTGGTTTAGGCTTTACAATTGCAAAAATATATGCAAGCGTAGCGGCACTAACTGCTGATACTGCACCTAGTGCAATTATAGCAGGCCAATTCGCAGTTATAGATACCGGTAATCCTGAAAACCCCGAAGATTCTAGACTGTATTTGTGGAATGGTACAAACTATGTATATATCACAGATCTTAGCGGTGCTAGTGGTATTCAGGGTCCTCAAGGTGCTCAAGGTGTTGCAGGTCCAACTGGTATTCAAGGTATTCAGGGTATTCAAGGTCTTACAGGACCAACAGGTTCACAAGGTTCACAAGGTGACATAGGTCCTACAGGTGCTCAAGGTATCCAAGGTATTCAGGGTACGCAAGGTATTCAAGGTATTCAGGGAGCAACAGGTTCAGCAGGTGCTCAAGGTGATACTGGCGCTATAGGTCCCACAGGTGCTCAAGGAGCCTCCTCAACAGTTGCAGGACCAACAGGCTTACAAGGTACTCAAGGCGTTGCAGGACCTACAGGTGCTCAAGGTATCCAAGGCGATATAGGTCCTACAGGTTCACAAGGTACAGTAGGACCCACAGGTGCTCAAGGTATCCAAGGCCCTGGCGGTATTGGCTCACCATTTTTAATAGAAACACAAAATTTCACTGGAAATGGAACTACCACAGCATTTACAATTAATAGTGGCTATACAACTGATAGTGTTATCGTTGTAGCTAATGGCGTTATTTTAGTACCAACTGTAGACTACAGTGTTAGTGGTACAACACTGACATTTGTTACTGCTCCTGAAAATCTTCAAGAAATTGTAGTTCGCGAATTAAAAGGCGACGGACCAACAGGTCCTGTAGGTAGTGCTGGTAGTCAAGGTGATACTGGTCCAACAGGTGCTCAAGGTACGCAAGGTATTCAAGGTATACAAGGTGTTACAGGCCCTACAGGATCGCAAGGTACTACAGGTCCAACAGGTGCTCAGGGAGTTGATTCAACAATAGCTGGTCCAACAGGTGCTCAAGGCGTACAAGGTATTCAAGGTATTCAAGGTACTGTAGGGCCAACTGGTGCTCAAGGTGCTGCAGGTGTTGCAGGTGTTGCAGGTACTACAGGCCCCACAGGTGCTCAAGGAGCTGACTCAACAGTAGCCGGTCCTACAGGCTCACCAGGTACTCAAGGTCCTACAGGTTCTTCGGGTCCTACAGGTGCTCAAGGTACACAGGGTATACAGGGTCTAACAGGTCCTACAGGTGCTCAAGGTATTGCAGGTCCGGCAGGTATTGGTTTTGCTTTTGATATTCAAACAGAAAGCTTTACAGGTAACGGTACTACCACAACATTTACAATTAATAGTGGATATGCTACTAATAATCTTTTAGTAGTTATTAATGGTGTACTACTAAAACCAGTTGTTGACTACTCAGTTAGCGGAACTACCTTAACATTTACTACTCCTCCAGGTAATGGCAGTGATATTGTTGTAAGAGAATTATTAGGTGATGGAGCTACAGGTCCTACAGGTACAGCAGGTACAGCAGGTCCCACAGGTGCTCAAGGTATACAAGGTGTTCAAGGTACACAAGGAAACGCAGGCCCTACAGGTTCACAAGGTATTGTAGGACCTACAGGTATTCAAGGTATTGTAGGACCTACAGGTTCACAAGGTATTCAAGGTGTTACAGGCCCTACAGGTATTGCAGGAGCCCCTGGTACTTCGGTAAATATACGCGGAGAAGTTGCTACAGTAGGTGCTTTACCTACTACTCCTACTCCTAGTATAGGCGATGCTTATATTGTTATTGCCGATGGTAATTTATATACTTGGACAGGTAGTTCTTACTTAGACGTTGGACAGATTGTAGGGCCCACAGGTGCTCAAGGCGTTGCAGGACCCACAGGTGTTCAAGGCGTTGCAGGTACACAAGGTATTGTAGGACCTACAGGTTCACAAGGTATTGTAGGTCCTACAGGATCGCAAGGCGATACAGGACCAACAGGTTCGCAAGGTATTCAAGGTGTTCAAGGTACTGCAGGTACTCAAGGTAATACAGGTCCTACAGGTGCTCAAGGCCCAGTAGGTAATGGCTATCCTTTTATTATACAAACAGAAAACTTTACTGGAAACGGAACTACAACTGCGTTTACTATAGCTTCTGGCTATGGAATTGATAACTTATTAGTAGTTGTCAATGGTATTATGCTAAAGCCCGTAACAGATTATACTTTATCTGGTACTAGTTTAATATTTACAGCAGCTCCAGATAATACAAGTCAAATCGTAGTCAGAGAGATGCTTGGTGATGGACCTACAGGTCCACAAGGTATTGTAGGTCCAACAGGTCCACAAGGTATCCAAGGATCAACAGGAGCTGATTCAGTAGTAGCAGGTCCCACAGGTGCTCAAGGCGTTGCAGGTATTACAGGACCTACAGGTGCTAACGGACTTACAGGACCAACAGGTTCACAAGGTATTGTAGGACCAACAGGTATTCAAGGTGCACAAGGACCAACAGGTTCACAGGGTGTTCAAGGCTTACAAGGTACTGCAGGTGCTCAAGGACCAACAGGTGCTGCATCAACAGTAGTTGGACCTACAGGTTCACAAGGTTTAATAGGCCCAACAGGACCCACAGGAATTGGTTTTGCGTTTGATATTCAAACCGAGACTTTTACTGGTAATGGTACTACTACAGCATTTACAATCAATAGTGGTTATGCTACTAATAATCTTTTAGTAGTTATTAATGGTGTGTTATTAAAACCAGTAACGGATTACTCAGTTACTGGAAATACTCTAACATTGACAAGTGCTCCAGGTAATGGTAGTGATATTGTTGTAAGAGAATTACTTGGTGACGGTACTACAGGACCCACAGGTTCCGCAGGTGCCGCAGGTGCTCAAGGACCAACAGGTGCTCAAGGTATTGCAGGTATTCAAGGACCAACAGGTTTACAAGGTATTCAAGGTGCAACAGGTTTACAAGGTATCCAAGGACCCACAGGTTCAGCAGGTATTCAAGGTCAAGTAGGTCCTACTGGTATTCAAGGTATAACAGGTCCTACAGGTGCTGCAGGTGCTCAAGGTATTCAAGGACCCACAGGTTCAGCTGGTGTTGCAGGTGTTGCAGGTGTTGCAGGTGTTGCAGGCGAAGTAGGACCTACAGGTATTCAAGGTCCAACAGGGCCCACAGGATCTATTGGTATACAAGGTATCCAAGGTCCAACAGGTACCCAAGGTCCAACAGGCAATGATGGACTTATAGGACCAACAGGTGCTCAAGGTGTTCAAGGTATTCAAGGCAATGCTGGTGTTACAGGACCTACAGGTAATGATTCAATAGTCCCAGGACCCACAGGTCCACAAGGGCCAACTGGATCCGCAGGTGCTGCATCTACATTAGCTGGGCCAACAGGTGCTCAAGGACCAACAGGTCCACAAGGACCAGTTGGTGCAGACTCTACAGTAGTAGGTCCTACAGGTCCCTCAGGCACTCAAGGTACTACTCCTTACAGTATGGTAACTGAAGTTTTTACAGCAAATGGAATTACAAATACGTTTACAATTAATAGTGGATGTACTATTAATACTATTTTTGTGGTAGTTAATGGTGTAATATTAACACCTACTACTGATTACACCGTTTCTGGAACTACTCTAACAATTACTGCACCAACATTGGATAACGGAGATGAAATCGTTGTAAGAGAGCTACTAGGAGATACTGCTGGTGGTGGTGAAAGTGCCGAACAGGTAGCACAAACTGCATCTGATATAGCAACCGTCTTCTCAATAGCGTTAGGATAAAAAAATATGGCAACAATATTTATAAATACAATTTCAACAAATGTAGGCACTACAGAAGTAGTAGCCTTTACCGCTACTGAAAAATCAATGTTAGTTGGAGGTACAGTGGTTAATCTCATAGGGAGCACTGTACCCTTTAATTTAAAGTTGCGAAGAGGTGCAACAGATGTTTATCTACATAAAGGCAAACGAGTAGAAGTAGGAGAAACTTTTGCTTTAGATGCCAGTCGAAAAACAGTTTTATCTACTGGAGATAAACTAGTTGTTTCTGCGGATGCAGACACTAGTGTAGACATAGTTTTTTCAATACTACAAGGAGTGTCATAATGACAATCGGATCATTAGAAACAATTGCCGCTACGGATACCATAGAAGACATAGTTAATAAAACTTTTTATGGATTCAGAGTTGATGGTCAAAGCGGCAAACTATACTTAGATTGTCTAAATGGTGATACTCCAGTTAGCTTGCCAGCAACTAATCCTACAACAGAAGTAGGAATTAAAAATGACAGTTACCAACAATGGTTTTGGTCAAAAAGTCTTGTTAAACTATATTGGGGCGATAATGCCACAAACTGGAAAAATCGCTTACTTATGAAAGTATTATAATATGAGCCAAATTATTGATTTAGGAAAACTGCGTTTATCCTTCATGGGTGTATGGAGCAGCAGCACAACATATGAATATAATGATGTTGTAAAATATGGTGGAAATTTATATGTGTATATAAATCCACTTAACACTGCAGCAAATTTAACAACTAATACAGTGTATTGGTCACTATTACTAGAAGGCGTAAACGTTCGTGGAGTATATTCATCAGGAACAACTTACGCTATTGGTGAAGGCGTTATTTATTCGGAAAAACTGTATATTTCTACAGCTAATAGCAATCTTGCTAATACACCTACACAAACTTCTGCTTTTTGGGCACTATACGCTGGTAATGTTTTACCAGATCAAAGCACTACTAATCAAGGCAAAGCACTAACAGTACCTTACGATAATGGTACTCCAGTATGGTTAAGTGCTACTGCAAGTGCTCAAGTTCGTTATGTTGCACCACACGGCCAAAATACCGCAGCTAGCGGTAAAAGTTTAGCTACTCCTTATTTAACAATTAAGTATGCTTGCGCAGATCTTGCTCAAGTTGGCTTAGGAGGTACTATTAAAGTTTCTAACGGCACTTATTTAGAACAACTACCTATTGTAGTGCCTCCAAATGTAGCTATTGTTGGTGATAATCAACGTACAGTTAATGTACAACCAGCAAGTGGTTTAAGCGATGACGGTACTAATTTAAACACTAATAGTATAATGTTTAAAATGAGTGATGGCTCAATTCTTAATAAGATGACTTTTAAAGGTATGACTGGTTGGACAGCTGGAGCAACTCCTGCAGATATTACTAGTTCAACTCCAAAAGGCATTGTAGTAGCATTTAATGAAAGTAGCCCCATTACTGCACGTAGTCCTTATATACTAGAATGCTCAGCTATTCTAAGTGGAGGAATTGGAGCGTATGTAAATGGTAGTGCACATTCTAGTGGCTATAAGTCAATGCTTTTCCATCAATATACTGTAATCAGCGATAATGGTGTTGGATTTTGGATTCACAACAATGCTAAATCAGAAATTGTCTCATGCTTTACATACTACTGCTACTTTGGATATTCAGCAACTGCAGGTGGATACATTAGATCTCTTAATGGTAACAATAGTTACGGTACTTGGGGAGCAACAGCTAACGGCTTTGATTCTACAGAAACCACTGTAAGCGGTACAATATTTGGAAAACAATTAAATTGTATTACTACTGGTACTATTGCTGTTGGAGATACTGTAACAAGTAGCGCTGGTGGTACTGCTGTAGTTCGTAGTGTACAACAAAGTGCTAATAAAGTTTATGTTACAGATATTGTTGGTGATTTTAATCTTACTAACACGCTTACATTTACAAGTGGTGGAACAGGCACTATTAGTGCTGGAGCTTTAGAAAATCAAAAAGGTTTAGTACTAGTTCTTAATAATTTAACTGCACGTCCTATTGCTGGTGGCAGTATTACTATAGCTGGTGACGCTTATAGTTATGTTATTCAAACTGTAAGTGGTTCGTGGAGTAGTGCTAGTAGCGTTGTTACGGTTGTACTTGCACAAGAAAAATTAACAGGATCTGCTGATGCTGCTACTTTTGTTGTCAGATACAAGTACTCTCAGGTTCGTTTAACTGCTCACGACTTTTTAAATGTTGGAACTGGTGGTGTTACAACTACAAATTATCCAGGTACTCCAACTCAAGCTGCTGTTCAAGGCCAAGAAGTTGACGAAGTAATTCCAGGACGCGTATTTTATGTAAGTACCGATCAAGACGGTAATTTCCGAGTAGGTGACTACTTTAAGATTGATCAAGCAACTGGACGTGCCACACTTAACGCTAATGCTTTTGACTTAAGCGGGCTGACCAGTTTAAAACTAGGTTCTATCGGCGCACAGTTAGGCGAGTTAATCAGTGAGTTTTCAAGCGATGCTACCCTAAGCGGTAATTCAAATGTTGCTGTTCCTACTGAATATGCTGTAAAACAATACTTTACTCAAGTAGCTACTGAAACTAAACCAGCAACTGATGCAACTTATGATTTAGGTACTGTAAGTAAAAAGTGGAACAACATTCACGGTACTACACTATTTGAAGCAGGTAATCGAGTAGCTACTAGAAGCGTAGCACAGGCTTTTACTGATAAACAAACTTTTAACGGCAACGCTGCAGCAATGGGTGTTAAATTAGTAAATGCATTAGAAGCTGTTACTCTTACTGGAACAGGTGCAGGCGGAACAATTAACATTGATGCAACTACTCAATCAATTGTATATGCTACTGCTAGCGCTACCGGTAATTTTGTATTAAATGTACGTGGCAATGCCAGTACTACATTAAATAGCTTAATGGCTGCCGGTGAAACATATACTTTAGTATATGTAAATACTAATGGAGGTACCGCCTATTATACAACAGGTATTCAAGTTGATGGTGTTACAATAACCCCTAAATGGTCAGGCGGATCCGCTCCTACTACAGGTAATGCTAGCTCTGTTGATGTGTACAATTTTACTATTATTAAAACAGCCAGCGCTGCATTTACAATTTTAGCTCAATTAACTAAGTTTGCATAAGGTAATTAAATATGTCACTTATTACAACAATAGGTAGTGCGTCTGTTAGAGGTTTTGGACGCCTATCTGCAGCTCCTTCGCTATTCCCTTTTACAAGCCATACTTTTACACCGGGGGGTGCAATTGGACGAAACGGACCTAGTTTAGGTACACTACGAAGTGCATACGGCACTTCGTGGTCACTAGACACAGCATTTTTTAATGTAACTGGCAGTTATGGAGGAATTCAGTTGTTTACAGCTCCAAAAACAGGTACTTATGCAATAACCGCGCAAGGTGCTCGCGGAGGTGGTGCAACGGCTGGAGATGGTGCCGGTGCGTATAGTGCAAAAGCTGAAGGCCGTATAGCTTTACTAAGTGGTCAAGTATTAGCTATTGTATGCGGCCAGGCGGGTAGACGAAGTACAACCGGTTCTAATTATTACAATGCTGGTGGTGGTGGTGGTTCTTTTGTTTATGCCTATGCTACAAACACTTTATATGTTGCTGCAGGTGGTGGTGGTGGGCTAAGCGATTCAAACGCTGGTTTAATTAACAGTGACCCTATGCGTGGACAAACTACTAACAGTGGTGGTGCTGGCACAAACAACAACGGTTCTAGTACTGGTGGTTCTGGTGGTTCTGGTGGCGGCAGGGGTTCAATGGGTGGTTACTCTTTTAATGCTGGAGCAGGTGCTGGCTTTAATACTGGTGGAAATGAAATTGCGCATAGTGGTTGTTCTGACTACCCTGAAAGCGTAACTTCTGGAGCAGGTATCGGTGGTGGCTTTCGAGGGGGTTATGGATACTCTAGTTGTCAAACTAACATAGACGGTGGATTTGGTGGTGGTGGTGGAGGTTCAGGAGCTTGTTGTAGTTCTGGCTCTGGTGGTGGTGGTGGTTATAGTGGTGGTGGTGTAGGATATGAGTGTTGTTCTTCTAATGGAGGCGGAGGCGGTTCTTACGTTAATCCAAGCATGACTAATACAAGTATTACTACTGGACATACAAATAGTAATGGTTTTGTCATTATAGAGGCACTATAAAATGAATTTATTAGCAAAAATCAAAAATAATATTGTTGAGACGTATCCTTACACAAAAGAACATTTACTAGAAGAAAATCCTAATTCAAGTTATGATGATAGATTTTCTTTAAAAGAATGGTTTGAACAAACAGAACAAGCTTTGCAACACGGGTATATTTTAGCAGAAGTTCAATTAATTATGCCAACACAGCAAGAATACACTCCTAGACTTCAAAATTATGCTATTAAAACTATTCCTGAATTATTAGATGGTGTTTGGGTACTAGGATATACACTAAGTGATAAAACACAAGCAGAAAAAGATGCTTTTTTCTATGATCCTTCCCCCGAAAATGAGCCCTATAAAGCAAACGCAGGATATTAATAACTTTAGATAATTATGCAAAATACAAGGTCCTGGGACACACAAATAGACAATAAAGAACTAGATATTTCTTTAGTTGAAAAAAGAAAACAACTATGTTCTGATTGCGAATATTTTAACAATGTTTTAAAAATTTGTAACCAATGCGGCTGTTTTATGCCAATAAAAATTAGAATGGGTGATATTGTAAGTTGCCCAAAAGGTAAATGGTAACTATGTCTTTAAAAGATTTAACACATCAAAATCACACTCGCGCAGAAGCTCATCCGTTTACTACACGTTTAGTAAGCGGTGAGCTTTCTGCAGAAGTATACGCTGATTACTTATACAACCAACTACCCGCATATCACAAATTGGAAACTCTTTGTGAACAGCGGGGGTTGTTAAAAAACATTGAAACAATTAAAAGGTCTCAAGCAATTTTAGACGATTTTAATGAATTAACACCTACATATCCAATTTCTAAAATTTATCCAGCAACTATAAAGTATGTTGATTATTTAGAAAATTTAACTAATCAACAACTGCTTGCTCACCTTTATGTAAGACATATGGGCGATATGTATGGCGGTCAAATGATAAAAACAAAAATTCCAGGCAATGGTAGTATGTACGATTTTTCTGATAGAAAAACGCTTATACAAAATTTGCGTGAAAAGTTATCAGACGATTTAGCTGCCGAAGCAAACCACTGTTTTGAACAGATTTTTGACTTATTTACAGAACTAGCCAATGAGCACAATATTCAGTAAACTAAAAACACATGCCCAAGAATTGGAACAAATACTTGAAGCTAGAGCCTTTTTAATAGAGCCGGAACAAACTTCTCAATGGTATACACGAAATTACTCCAGTGCTTGGACGCGTAGAGCTAACCTAGATGTTATAGATGCTTGTGAAAGCAAAAAACTATACATGATGCATTTATGTATATTTCCTCATGTATATGATACTGCACCAATATATGGCTTTGACATTATAGCCGGTACTAATAAAATAACTGGTGCATTTTTAGATTTTTCGCCAGTTGGTGATATCGAACATCCACTGTGCAAGTATTTTCAAGAGTTGGTAGAACCAACTTCGTGGGCAAAGCCCCGAGAACTGCCCGAGTGGGCACGTAATATATTTAGCAATCGTATGGTTGCAGCTGGTAATATCAACACAGATTTTGAACTATCAGTGATTTTAGAAATTTCCAAGAAATCACTTATTTATTACTTGGACAATATATCTAAGCATCGACCAGCACTAAAATACGAAGATATGGTTGCGGCTAATGACTTTACTACCAAGCAAAATTATTACTGTCAACAACAAAAATGTAATCCACATACTCCCAGAGTGTTACAATCGCTGGGATTTTCAGAAACAGAGACATATGATTACATACATAAAGAATTATTTCCTGAAATCCTTGTTTAAGACTCAGTACTTATACTACTTAGCAGGGTTAGTTTATTGGGAAAAATCCTGTGCTATTACTGATAGCAATGATACCTTAATTTATTTTAATAGGAAATAATATGAGCAGCATAGCCGTTCGTTTAGCAAATTTAGCAGAGGGTTTATCGCCAGAAGGTGTTATCCCTGCCGCAAAAGGCGGTACAGGTACTACCAGTGGTGGTACTGGTGGATATATTAATTTATCAATGTTGGGAACAATAGTGCTTCCTTTTACAGGTGTACCGCGATTTTATTCACCTGCAGCTGTAACTATAACTACAGTGTATGCAAATATATCTGGTGCTGCTAATGGTAGCTTAACATTTACCATAAAGAAAAATGGTACAAGTATTGATACAACTTTTACAATACCTACAGGCACGGTAATAATGACACCAGTTGTTATTAACGTATCATTAACAACAAGTGATTATCTAACTCTTGACGTTGCTGGCACTGCTACAGATGCCAAAGACCTGTATGTTAGATTGAAATATTTATAACAAGGAGTTAGAGTAATGGATTTACAGAAATTACAAGAATTATTTGGAACTGAGCCAGCAAGAATCTACACATTCACTGCTTCTGTTCCTGAAGACAGCAACCCCGTTGCACATATTACTGAAGCTTTTGCTACAGCAGCTGGTACAAATTTAATTAATTGTATAGTAACTGAAGTACGTGGCAATTGGCTAGTGTATACTCGAGAAACAGAAGTTACCAGTGATACATTTATGTTAGTAGGTGAGCTTCCGTTACCTGAGCCTGAGCCCGAAGTTCCAACAGAACCCAATGAGGAGACACCAAATGCTAGTTAAATATAGAATGTTATCAACTATAACCAACGCTCAGTTTAAAGCTGATATAATTGGTATTATAGAAGGTACTATTACAAGCACTGCTCAACTAAGTGCTGGAGCTGATACAACAAATAGTTCCTTTACTGGATCATATCCAACTGGCACATATACTAAAGTTAATGCTACCACAAATACTTTTAGTAAAGTACATGGCACAGACGCTGCGTATACTCACTACTTCAGATTAACATTTGATGCTGGAGTAGGGTTAGATGCAAAATGGACTAATTTTGCGCTTGCACAAGGTTATACATCAGGAACTGATACACTATTAAATAGTTCAAGTCTTACTTGTAACGTAAAACCAAACACTTTTATTGGTAGTGCGGCATTTCCGTCAGGTATAAACATTGTATTAACTCCTAAAAATATTTGGTTTAGTAGTCTTACAAGTGGTGCAACATTTGGTATATTTGATTTAGGTGCTAATGGAGTTACAGCAACATATGCTGATAATATGAGAATGTGTATTATGAATACTACTGCGACAAGTAGTAATATTGTTGTGCCTTATGTTTATAGTATTGATGGTCCTAACAGTGCATATACTTCAATGACTGCTACTGTAACTACTCTTGGAAATCCAACATTAAAAACAAATACCGCAGGCAGCGCACTGATTATTGAGAATCCTGCATTTGTTCAATTTTCACAACAAGGTAATCAAGTTTATGGTATTGCTAACTTATTAAAAATAGGAACTAGTTTATTTGCCATGGATAGCATTTATAATACCGCAGGTGTTCGGCGAATAGTCGCCCCAATAGATTACGCAATAGTTACGGAGTAAAAATATGTTAGCAATAATCAATACAAGCGGCTGGAATGCAGCCCAAACTTCCGGATCAGGTATCGCGGCCAGTGCAAAAAGTAGAAGTTTTAATTTTATGTGTGCTTTGCATTCACTTGCAACATGTGCAGCCGGAGGAACTCCTGTTGCTGTAAATCCTGTTGATCCGAATACATCAACAAAAAATACTAGTTTTAATTGTATTAAACTATTAAGTAATACAGAAGCAGGTGGCTGGACAGTGGGTAGTAGTAATAATATAACGGCGGCTACTGCTTATAGTGCTACTGCGTCTGGACAAAGAGTTGATCTATACAGAGATTCAGGAAAAAGCAGTCAGCCTTGGTATCGTTGGACCCTTGGTACCAACCAGTATAATTTTAGCAACAGTCAGTATGATAGCTATCCACAATTACAAATGTGGTGTGGTCATAATGGCGCCTCCTACAATCCTGCTTCAAGTGCTTGGAGTAGTGACCCTAGTTACTATAATCAGTATAATGGTACCAGTTTAGGAGTGCCATGGGATACAAGCTGGACTAATAATCCTTATCAACGACCATTTGACGCAAGTGTAGGATATGATATTCATGTTGCAATAACTGCAAACTATATAATCTTAGCACAACAACACCAAATGTGGTACTATGGTATACGCAATCAAGCAGGCTGGGAATTAGGACGAACAGACAATCCTGCCTGGGCAACTTTTGGTTTTTGTGGAGACAATGGGTCTTCCAATCACGTTAACAGCAACGCGCAACACACTGATTGGGCTCATGCATTTATGGCAAGTATTGATAGTTCAGGTAGTCAAAGTGGAGCTAGTCTGAGAGGCTTTTACTCGTGGTATTCCACAGGCATGAATTCAATTACTGGTCAAAACTACAATAGCACTACACAGAACCAATTTAATATGAGTGGTGGTTTAAGACCATTGTTTCCAATGGGATATCCAAGTAATAATGGTAGTTCTGGATGGGCCGCAGAATCTCCAGTTACAGATCCAGTTACTGGACTAACAGTACCTCCAGCATATCCAATTGTATTTAATTATGGTAACAGTAGTCAAGGTTGCTCAGGCCAAGTACCAGGAATTTACAAAGGCATGAGTCATAATAGCAGCGGACTTAATTTTTATGTTACTGCAAGTGAGTACGTAATTGATGGTCAAAGTTATGTGCCAGTTAGAACGGCTAGCCCTAGTTATCCTGAACTGTTTTTCTTAAGAAAAGCATAAAATCATGGCTGATACAATAGTAATCGGCCGAGCTTTTGCACCTGGTGTTCTTTCTTTATCCAAGTCAACAACAGAGCTAACAAGCTTACAAACCAACACTACTGCATCAACACTTACACCAGGTACCGTACTATCTGGTGTAATTAAACGTCCAGGTGTTGCCGCTGTCTTGAAGTTAACAACTGAGTTAACAAGTCTACAAACCAACACTACTGCATCAACTCTTGCACCAGGTACCGTACTATCTGGTGTAATTAAAATACCCGGTGTTGCTGCTGTGTCTAAGCTGACAACAGAGCTGACCAGTCTACAACTAAATACTACACTAACTGGATTATATCCATCTACTAAAGTGCTAGGAAGTATGATAAGGCCGGGTGTCGGTGGTGTGCAACGATTAAGCACCTTTTTGGCAACATCTAATGATCCAGTAGTACTTACAACGGGTACTACGGCTACAGTTACACAAAACTGGACACTAGGACTATAACAATAACTCAACACCTTTTAAGGAATTTTAATGAGTATAGCACAATATCTAACAAAATTTGCACTAGGAGTAACTCCTGAAGGGTTACTAAGTCCCGAAAAGGGCGGCACAGGATCTACAACAGGTGCAGGCAACACTCCTACTATTACTGCTATTGCGTATACTGGGAACGATACCGCTACTAATACTGCAGGCGGAGATACTGTTACAATAAACGGAACTAATTTTAACGTTGGAATTACTGTTTTAGTAGGCAATACGCAAGTTAGTCAAGTTACTCGCGTTTCGGCAACTCAAATTACTTTTCCAGCTCCAGCAAATGCCGCAGGAAGCTATATTCTTTATGTTGTTAATACGGACGGTAGTACTGCATTAGCTGTACCAGGTCTTCAATATTCAGGAATACCTGCTTGGACAACAGCTTCAGGCAGTTTAGGAAGCCCTAATAAATTGTCTAGTTTTACTGCAACTCTTGCTGCAACGGGCGACGCTCCAATCACTTATAGTGTAATCGGAACTTTACCTACGGGTATTACACTTAATAGCAGCACGGGTGTATTGTCAGGTACAACACCAGATGAAAGTGTTACTACTACTTATAATTTTACTATACGTGCATCAGATGCGCAAAATCAAGATACAGATAGACCATTTAGTCTAACTGTAATAGCTCTTACAGTACCAGGTGCACCTACTATTGGTAACGCAACTGCTACAAGTTGGAATACTGCAACTGTAGCTTTTACTGCTCCTGCTAACAATGGCAATACTACAATTACAAGCTATACTGCAACAAGTAATCCAGGCGGACTTACTGGAACAGTAACTCAAGCTGGATCTGGAACTATTACTGTTTCTGGATTAAGTGGAAGTACAAGCTACACTTTTACTGTAACTGCAACTAATAGTGTAGGTACAGGTAGTGCAAGTGCAGCAAGTACTAGTATTAACACCCCTGCTCCTGCTCCTTCAGTTATAGGCGAAGCATGGGGCGGCGGATATTATGCAGGTAAAATTAGTACTTCTAATAACGGCGTTGCTACTCATTATTTAATTGTTGCACCTAAATCAACAGAAGTATTTGGTAAAACTTTTATAAACGGTACCAACAATAATGCCGCATCTGAAATAGATGGGCCAACTAATACAGCTAATATTGACAATGCCACCGGTTCAGATCCGGCACGATACTGCCAAAATTTAGTTACCGGCGGATATAGTGATTGGTATTTACCAGCCAAAAATGAACTTGAAACAATATATTTTTTCTTAAAACCAACAGAAGGCAATGGTACAGGATATCAAGCAGGGGCAACTCACACAAATGCCGTTGCTCCAGAACCAATAGGTACTGCTTACACCTCTACTGTGCCTGGCCAAACTACTGCTTTAGCATTTCGTCAAGGAGGCGGTCAACATTTTGAACCTTCACAAGGCACCGCTAACTACCCATACTGGTGCTCTACAGAGCATTGGTCTACAGATCAATGGCGAGCACAACGATTTGATGCTGGCCATCAAGAAGTTATACCAAGAAGTTATGGGGCGTGGACAAGAGCAGTCAGACGTATACCAGTATAAGTTAAAGTAAGGTAATTATATGAAAATAAAACAAAAAATATCTTGGTCTCAAATCAATAATAAAGGTAACAAATGAGTCAAGCAAAAAATCTAGCTAAATTGGCTCAAAATATTACTGCTCAAGGTGTTTTAGGTTCGGCTGCAATACAAGGCGGTGGTGGTGGAGGAGGCAACTTCCCTACCATTTCTGCTATTGTATACCCTGGTAACGATACTGCAATTAATACTACAGGCGGTGATACTGTTACATTAACAGGAACTAATTTTAATCCTGGTGTTAGTGTAATAGTAAACGGTGTACCAGCAAGTGTAGTTACTCGTGTTAGTTCAACACAAATTACTTTTACAACATCTGCTCAACCAGCTGGCAGTTACATTATTTATCTTGTAAATACAGATGGATCAACTGCATTAGCGGTTCCTGGATTACAGTATTCAGGTTTTCCTAATTGGACAACAGCGGCTGGTAATATAGGTAATCCTAATAAAGAAAGTAGTTTTACAACTACACTAGCTGCAACTGGTGATGCCCCTATTACTTATAGTGTACTATCGGGTACACTACCTCCTGGAATTACATTAAATAGCTCAACAGGCGTACTAAGTGGCACTACTCCTGTTGTAACCGCAGCCACAACTTATACTTTTACTATTAGATCAACAGATGCACAGTTTCAAGACACTGATAGAACTTTTAGTATTACAGTTAATCTTAGCCCAGTACCTCAAATAGGAACTACTACTTATGATGCTACAGGAATTGGAGCAGTAACTGACATAAGCGAACTTGCAAGTAATCCGTTAGTAATGGCAGAACTACCAACTTCGGGATATTTAAAGTATAATATATCAATAGGCAGTAATTCTACGCCTACGCCTATTACAGTTTCTTATAGAAAAACAAGCAGTACTACTCTTGTACAATCAGCTTTTTCTTTGCTTGGACAAACCTTGTCTTATGTTGACGGATCTGTATCAGCTATACTACAAGGAGATAATGACGATCACGATACATTGTTTATGGATGCAGATGGTAAAGGTGTATTGGCCAGATTTAATACCAACAATTGGGGCGGTACCGCAAGCGATGGTACTTCGTATCTATATACTAAATTTTCTGGAACAACTACAACTGTTGGAAATAGTGAAATTGACTCAGTAGTCACTTATCCAATAGGTTCATTTATACAGAAACCAATTAGCACCCCCGCTGTAACTGGTAATTATGCTACCATAGTAACGTTTCCTTTGACAAATAGCGGGGTTTGGATAAACCTTACTTCAGGAACATACAAAACCAATAATTTTTCTGGTACAGCAATGCCTGGAATATTAAGTGGCGGTTTAGGTACAAACTCCCCCACAAATACTTTATATACAATTAGTGATGGTGTAAATCAGTTTATTATTGGTAGATATGGCACAACCACTGCCTACTTTTGCAAAGTAAACTTGACTACAGGAGCAATAACTGCTAATGCAATAAGCTATAGCACTAATGTAGTTTATTATGTAGCTGGTGGTACAGAAGAAGACGCTGTTGGCGATCAATTATTTACTGTGGATTGTTTTACCACTTTTGTTAATGGTACTACTTTTTATTACCAAGGAACTAATGCTTGGAACAGTACTACTGGTATGCCCTTTGATCCAGCCGGAAAATCTACATTTACTGCAGGCCCTGGTCCAAGTGGTACACAACAATCAGGTATCGACCTATTTGGATCAGTTGACGCTGACAGATCCGTATGGTTTGCAGACTGGGGGCATGACAACGGTGGATTATACAACGTTGGTACTGATATTGAATTGGGTACTAGAAAAACCAATATTAAGTTAATTTCGACTACATACACTAACTGATATTAGTAAGGAATCACATGGCAATTGCACGTTATTTATCAAAACTCGCCTCGGCACTAAGCCCCGAGGGAGTTATCCCAGCAACAAAAGGCGGAACAGGCTCTACCAGTGGGGGTGGTGGTAATTCTCCAACCATTTCTGCTATTGTATATCCTGGTAACGATACTGCAGTTAATATCACAGGAGGTGATACTGTTACATTAACAGGAACTAATTTTAATCCTGGCGTAAAAGTAGTGATAAACGGAATTTTAGCAAGTGTAGTTACTCGTGTTAGTTCAACGCAAATTACTTTTACAGCATCTGCTCAAGCAGCCGGTAGCTATATTATTTATGTTGTAAATACAGATGGGTCAACTGCATTAGCAGTTCCTGGACTACAATACTCAGGTGTTCCTAGTTGGTCAACAGCAACAGGATCTTTAGTTACTGCAATACAGTCTGCTTCTATAAACGTATCAGTTTCTGCTACAAGCGATAGTAGTGTATCCTATAGTATAAATTCAGGTACACTACCTACTGGAATTAGTCTAAATTCTAGTACAGGTATTCTGTCTGGAACAACTCCTACAGTATCATCTGCAACAACTTATACTTTTGTAATACGTGCTACAGACGCTCAAAACCAAGACACTGATCGCAGTTTTAGTATAACAGTGGTTCCAGTTAATCCGCCACCCACAGTTGATTTTTTAGTTGTTGCAGGTGGCGGTGGTGGTGGTCCAGGAAGATCAACATCCAGTTACGCTAGTGGCGGCGGTGGCGGCGGCGGTGGATATCGTACCAGTGTTGGTACGTCTGGTGGCGGTGGGTCTGCAGAGTCTGCTGTTGCTGTTAATTTTGGTACAACATACACAGTCACAGTAGGTGCAGGCGGTGCAGCAGGAGTAGATGGAGTTAATACTGCGCCCAATGGTACCAATTCGATATTCTCGACAATTACTTCAATTGGTGGGGGAGGTGGAGCTTCATATCCAAATGCTGGATCGGGTGGCGGCTCTGGTGGCGGAGGAAGTGGCGGAGGAAATGGAACAGCCACAACAAACCAGGGACATGTCGGGGGCATCTCCACTGTCTCCGGCACTGGAGATGCATATGGAGCAGGTGGTGGCGGCGGTGCAGGAGCTCCAGGAACCCCCGGAACTATGCAATTTGGAGGTACTGGTGGAGTGGGTGTTGCAAGTTCAATTTCGGGTAGCTCTGTATTTAGAGCTGGCGGCGGTGGAGGCGGTGTCTATACCCTGACATGGCCTGCAGGCACGGGTGGAAATGGTGGGGGTGGTTCTGCTAATAATACTACTAGTCCTTATACCGCTGCCAATGGCGTATTTGCGACCGGAGGTGGAGGTGGAGGTGCTTCAATAGCAGTTGGTTCTGGAACAGGACCTGCTGCCGGAAGTGGTGGGTCTGGTATTGTAATCATTCGCTACGCAGACTCATATTCACCCGCAGCCTCTACAACAGGTAGTCCAACAATAACAGTGGCTGGCGGGTATAGAGTATATACATGGACCAGCTCGGGGTCAATTACTTTTTAAGGAATAGAATGAGTCATTTTGCTCAAATTGATGACAATAACATAGTAATTCAAGTTATTGTTGCAGAACAAGACGTAATTAACAGCGGGCTATTTGGATCTGTAGAAAAATGGATTCAAACAAGTAACAATACATATGGCGGTATTCATACTTTAGGTGGTATACCTTTACGCAAAAATTATGCCGGTATTAATTATACCTACGACGCAGGTCGTGATGCATTTATTCCGCCTAAACCATTCCCAAGCTGGATCTTGGTTGAAGAAACTTGCTTGTGGACAGCACCTGTTGCAATCTTAGTTGTAGAAGGTAAGATGTTTACGTGGAACGAAGCTACTACTAGCTGGGTGGAAGATTACAGCCCTATATCAGCACGAGCCCAGGCAATACCTCAATAATAAAATACACGAGGATACCGAGGTTAATTTTAGTATTGCCATATAAGCTATTTTGGTGTATAATACAAAATCAACAAAATTTTACAATACGTAAGTATTACAAGGAATATCTATGACCTTAATTGTTCAGAACGCACTTGACCCTACACTGGTACTACCTGTAGCCAAGGGAGGCACAGGCACATCTACTCCAGGACTCGTAGCAGGTACTAATGTTACAATTACAGGGTCTTGGCCCAATCAAATAATTGCAGGACCAGCAAGTCTTACAGGACCTACAGGTGCGCAAGGCATTCAGGGGGCTACAGGACCTACGGGGTCTGTAGGCCCTGCGGGAACAACAGGTTTAGGTTTTGCAATTGCAAAAATTTATCCTAGTGTTGCTGCATTAACTGCCGATACTTCTCCTACAGGAATTATAGCTGGACAATTTGCAATTATTGATACTGGTAATAGTAATAATGCAGAAGATGCAAAATTATATTTGTGGAATGGTTCAACATACACTTATACAACAGATTTAAGTGGTGCTAGCGGAATTCAGGGTCCTCAGGGTACTCAAGGCGTTACAGGTCCTACCGGTCCTACAGGTGCTCAGGGAATTCAAGGTATCCAAGGTGTTACGGGCCCTACAGGACCTACAGGTGCTCAGGGAATTCAAGGAATTCAAGGCATTCAAGGTACTACTGGTCCTACAGGTACTCAGGGTATTCAAGGTGTTACAGGACCAACAGGTGCTCAAGGCTTAGCAGGAGCAGATTCAACAATAGTAGGACCAACGGGTGCTCAAGGAATTCAAGGTATTCAAGGTATTCAAGGACCAACAGGCGTTCAAGGCGTACAAGGTATTCAAGGTATTCAAGGTATTCAGGGTGTTACAGGCCCCACAGGGGCAGCCTCAACAATAGCAGGACCCACAGGACCTACGGGTATCCAAGGTATTACAGGACCTACAGGTTCACAAACAGGTGTAGCAGTTTGGGATGAAGATGGTTTTGTAGGTACATTTACTAATCTTAACTTTGTTGGTTCCGCTGTTACTGCAACAACACAAAGTACAAATAGTGGTGGCTATGCCGCAATTACAGTAAATACTAGTAATTTTGCTACTCTAACAGGCTCGCAATCTATATCCAACAAAACAATTAAAACTTTTAAAGAAAACGTATCCATAACTGATCCGTTTAATTGGTCACAAACATCAGAGGTAAATCTTGATGTTCTTGAAGCACCTATTAAAATTTTTAGTAACCAGGCAACAAGTAATTTTGTTATAAATGTACGTGGTGACATTTTTACTACACTAGGCTCAATTCTTGCTAACAATGAATCTATAACAGTAAACTTTTTTGTTACAAATTTATACGGTACTACTTATTATCCTACAGCATTTAAAATTGACGGTGTAACCGTAACACCGCAGTTTCAAGGAGGTTCTACTGTTGTTTCTGGTAATGGTAGCGATCTTTATGTAATGTTTATCGTTAAAGTTCCTGGAGATTGGAGAGTGTATGTTTCGCAAACAAAGTTTGGATAAGGACACCTAATGCCATTATCTTTTTCTACAGGTGCTAGTAAAGCGCTAGGTTTTGCTAGCATAGGCAACACAATACCTGCATCAGGCGCAGCATATAGTTTTGTTAGTAGTCCTTTTGGTTACGCTGGTTTACCATATCCTGATTCTCCTGCAGTTACCGTACCGCCTGTTTTACTAGAAACTAGCAACAACTTAAATGCCAATAGTTTTACATTTTATGTACATGGTGCAGGTGCTGGAATCAGACCACTGTTCTGGAGAATCAAACACATAACAACAACCGCAGCTGATTTCGGCGAAGTTTCAGGTACATTTAATTCTAATGGTTGGGGAACATCAGTATACAATCCAGGTTACTCTTGGTATAATAACCCTTACGGAGAAGAACTAGGTCGTTTTGGAATATATGTAATTCCCGAGAACGCTACTGAGGGCACAGAAACGTTTCAAATAGAAATCCGAGAAGCTTCTCTTAGCGGCCCTGTTGTACTTACAAGCCCCGTAATTAGTATAGCAGATACTAGTGCACCGCTAACGTTTAGTTTTGATACTGCTTGGAATAACACTATTACTCAAAATGGTTTAAACGAAGGAACTACTTACGAATTTAGAGTTAACGCAATTAATATGTCAACTGGTGAAATATATCCAGATCCGTACCCTGATGGTCAGTTTATATACTATAGTATTGACAATACTACAATTAATTATAACTATCCAAGCCCGCAGTATTATACTTACGCTTATGATAAATACGAAGGTACACAATTTGTTCAAGCTTTACCTGCAGGAAAAATATACGTTAAAAATGCAGAGTACTTTGATAATGTAGTACGACCTGGGTATGGTAACCCAACAAATACTACCAGAAAAGAAACTTATGGTTCAGGCAAATTTTATATACAACCACGCAACGATGGTGTAACCGAAGGCCCCACTACTCATACAGTACAACTTAGAGAAGCCTATGCAGAGGGCCCAATAATAGGAACGTATACATTTACTATTAACGCCAACAGTACTTAATTAGTACTACTTTTTAACTAACCAAAATAATAAAAATGAAAATAGCAGTTTACGCTATCAGTAAAAACGAAGAACAATTTGTTGAACGTTTTTGTAAATCCGCAATAGATGCTGATCTTATCTTAATTGCGGATACTGGCTCCACCGACAACACAGTTTCAGAAGCCAAGAAATACGGTGCTGAGGTATACAATATTTCAGTTAAGCCTTGGCGATTTGACAAAGCACGCGATACTGCACTAAATTTAATCCCTGGGGATTACGACGTGTGCATTTCGCTAGACTTAGACGAAGTCTTAGAGCCAGGTTGGCGAGAAGAAATCGAACGAGTATGGACAGCAGAAACAACCAGACTCCGTTATAAATTTGACTGGGGTCAAGGTATTAGCTTTTTCTATGAAAAGATTCATCATAGAACAGGTTACCACTGGCATCACCCAGTACATGAATATCCTCGCCCAGACAATCGCACAAAAGAAATATACGCGCAAACTGACATGTTGTTAGTTAGCCACCATCCTGATAATACTAAGTCACGTGGACAGTATATGCCATTACTAAAACTGGCTATTGCAGAAGATCCACATTGTCCTCGTAATGCGTTCTATCACGCACGAGAGTTGACTTTTTACAGTAATTGGGATGAAGCTATTATTTATCTTAATAAATATTTAGCAATGCCAGAAGCAACCTGGGTAAACGAACGTTGCTATGCTTATAGACTATTAGGTAAATGTTATTCAGAATTAGGTAATTGGGAAATGTCAATTAAGATGTTCCGTTTAGCTATTGCTGAAGCACCTAATACTCGCGAACCTTGGGTAGGGCTTGCAGAAACATCTTATAGGCTTAATATGTGGTTAGATTGCTACTCAGCGTGTAAGTCAGCACTAGCAATTACAGATAAAGCACTAGTATACACTATGGATCCAAGTGTTTGGACTGAAAAGCCATACGATTATGCTTCTATTGCAGCTTGGAATTTAGGCTTTAAAACAGAAGCTGTAGAATTTATAAAGAAAGCACTAGAGTTTGCCCCTAGTGATACACGATTACTTAGTAATCTTAAATTAATGGAATAATATGTGGATATTACAATTTTTACCTAACTGGATATTTTATGCACTGCTATTAGCAGGCGTAGCTGCATTTTTAGTTACTAAGTTTGTTAAACTGTTGCCAAATGCACAGTTAATTCAAGCAGCAAGTGTTGCAGCGGTTGGTATTAGCATTTATATGATAGGTGCTATATCAAACAACGATGCATGGCTAGCCAAAATAAAAGATCTAGAAGTAAAAGTTGCTGAGGCAGAAGCTAAATCTGCAACGGCTAATAGCGATATTGTGGAAAAAATTGTAACAAAAACTCAAATAGTCAAACAACGCGGTCAAGATATTGTAAAGTACGTAGATCGTGAAGTTGTTAAGTTTGATGCTAACTGCGTAATTCCCAAAGATTTTGTCGTAGTACATAACCAAGCAGCAGAGGCACCAAAGAAATGAAGTTTTTATTAATACCAGTAATTTTACTACTTAGTGCTTGCACAACTGTTCCTGTTATTGCAAAGTTTCCGCAAGCGCCCGGAACACTAGTACAAGAGCCTTGTCCTAATCTGCAAAAATTAGCAGAAACAGCTAAGCTGTCGGATGTAGCAAAAACTGTTACAGTTAATTACACAGAGTACTATATGTGTGCTGTTAAACTAGAAGCTTGGCAGCGTTGGTACAGTGAACAAAAAACCATTTATGAAAGCGTAAAATAATGGAACTAACTCTAGCTCAACTAAAACAAATTGTTGATAAAAATCCCTACATAGAGTACTGGCACAAAGCCTTAGTACAGCTATTACCAGATTACGAGATCAATACTCCCCAACGTATGGCTGCGTTTTTAGCACAATGTGCTCACGAGTCAGGTAATTTTCGTGCAATCAAAGAAAATTTAAATTATCGTGCAGTTACATTACGCAAGATTTTTGGCAAATATTTTCCTACTGACGAAATGGCAGCACAATATGCCAACAAGCCAGAAAAAATTGCTAATTTAGTTTATGCTAACAGGATGGGCAATGGGGGACCTGAAACAGGTGACGGGTATCGATACTCTGGTCGAGGTTTAATTCAGCTAACAGGCAAAGACAACTACTTTTGGTTTGCAGCTTCAATAGAAATTTCACCTGAAGCCGCATCAGAATACATGGAAACCTTTGAAGGTGCTGCACAAAGCGCGTGCTGGTTTTGGGAAACAAACAAATTGAATCAGTGGGCAGATGCCGACGACATTTTAACCCTAACTAAACGTATTAACGGGGGTACTATCGGTCTAGAAGATCGTAAAAAACATTATGAACATGCCAAGCATGTACTAGGAGCCTAAGCGGTGCTTTCCGCTTTGCTAATTTCAATAACATTAAGTTATGCCAAACCTGAAGAATATGAATGTGTTAGGTGGGCATGGACTGGAGACGTATACTCAAGAAAAGTAATTTGTTTAGAATGGCGTAAAAAGCGCCGATAGGAGATAAATATGATAGATCCGATGACCGCACTAGCGGGGATACAGTCAGCCATTTCAATGGTTAAAAAAGCAAGCGCAGTTGCTAACGATTTAGGGTCATTGGCCCCAATGATCGGTAAAATGTTTGATGCTAAGAGTACAGCTACTAAAGCTTTAATGGAAGCTAAAAGTAGTAAAAAAGGCAACAACATGGGCACGGCCCTTCAAATTGAGATGGCACTAGAACAAGCCAGAGCCTTTGAAGAAGAACTCAAAATGCTATTTATGCAAACAGGCAAAATTGATGTTTGGAACAAGATCAAAGCACGCCAAGCAGAAATGGATGCTGATGACGCTAATGACATAAGACTTTTTAATGCGCAAGAACGCAAGCGTAAACAAAAAGAAGAAGAGCTTAATGAATGGGCCATGATACTTGGCGGAACCGCTTTTGTTTTATTTATAATGTTTATTGGCGGGTACGAACTAATGCAATATTGCCAAACAGGTAATAGGTGTGGCAGATGAATGAGTATCAAAAAACCTTTGATATGTGCTTAAAAATATTTGTATACGGATGTGTAGCACTATACTTCTTAGGATTTTTAAAATTCTTACCAGATGATCTATCAGACAAAATCGTTAACTTACTACTAGGAAAAATTGGACTATAAATGCACAATGATTTAAAATTATTTAAATGGGCGATAGCTCTATTGTTAATACCTGTAGGTTTAGCATTTTTTGGTAAAGATAGCTTTCGATACCCATGTCAAGACCCTGCAAACTGGGAAAAAGATTTTTGTAAAGTACCTGTATGTGACGTTACCCGAACTTGTCCAGAACATATTTTTAAAGGCCAACGTGATCCAAGATTAGGACCTCCCAAAGATGGACAAACTCAAACATTTAATCAATCAGTTGCACCAACAGGTGCTTGCGTGGTACAACAAAAACAAGGAGCTAACTGTGGAAAGTAATCCAATTATCTATACTGAAGATCAGCTAATGGCGCGCCTAAAATTCTTTATTGGCATTTGTCTTGCGCTTACGCTAACTGGCATTGTGTTTGTAGTGCTATACTCAATTATTTTTATTACTCAGCCATTAAACGCTATTAGCCCAATTGACCAAAAGTTTTTTGAAATGATTATTCCAATTGCTACTTTCTTAACAGGTACATTGTCAGGAATTATGTTAGCTGGTGGTAGCAAAGAAGAAATGGACATGAAACGCGACATGATTAAACAAGCACAAGAAAATTCAAATACTTATGCTAAAGCTAATCCAGTAAAAATAGAACCTACGTTTAATCCAGGATTTTCTACTACTCAAGGTTTTAATGGAACCAGTGCTCCTAGTACTAACATTATTTACATTAATGGTAAGCCTGCTCCTCAACAAGCACCGCACCCGGAGATTTAAATGGAACCACTAAAATGTATGTTATCAGAAGACTACACTGTTAGTAGTAAGCGAGTAGTTACTTTTTTAGCATTTTTATTATGTGCTGGTGCTTTTATAGCAATGGTACTCGGGCATCCCATAGACACAAAACTATTTGACTCTATGATGTATATTGTAATTGCAGGATTAGGATTTACAGCAAGCGAAAAGTTTGCACCAACTAAGGAAAAGAAATGAAAAAAATTATTGTAGCCATTATTGCTAGTTTTGCACTTGTTTCTGCATTAGCTTGCGAAGCCGCAGAAACTAAAAAAGTCTGTAAAGAAAAAACAGATAAAGCTGGTAAAGTTATCTTAGATAAAGCAGGTAAACCTCAAGAAGAGTGCAAAACTATTAAAGTGCACCAAAAACTTGAAGGTACTAAAGTTGAAGAAGCCAAGAAGAAGTAAATTTATATTTGACAAGCAAACCTAGGTCTGCTATAATATAAACAGGCAGATTAATTTTATCAACCTTACAAGGAAGTTTATGGCAAGTGGTAAAAGAGCAAG